AGCAATTGCATTGATGTCCCATCATGTCTACGTCACAATCATCAAATGCAGTTATTAAGCTTTTAACTTTATATTTCATTTTTTAATCCTTTATAATATCTTCGTAATTAAAGTGGTCGGGGTCATTACCGAGTGCGTCATGGTCAACAATTCCTTTAGTCTCGTCAAAGAATTCGGAATCTAATTGCTTTTCCGCCGCTAACTGGCCAAAGCTAATTTCATCTAAAAACGGCTTATATTGTTTAAGCATTTTGTATGGATTTGGGTTAGTTGGGTCTAATAAGTCCTTAACAAAACTGTCAAAATATACAACACTATAAGGCACATATGGTGAAAATTCATTTGTGTTTTTGCTTTTCTTATCACCAGTCCAATCAGTATAATGAACGTTGGCGCGGAATTTTTCTAGATCGCAAAGTCTATTTGCTTCTTGTACCGCTGTAAGATGGTTGTAAACACTGTGCGCCATGTAATACATATAACTTTGTGTATCCCAACTTGTGCTATCTGGCCCTTTAGCATTGCCGTTTTTATCTAAGTCGCCCTCTTCCATGCAACAAATATCGCCAGCAACTAATCGGTTCATAATTGGGCTACCAAACGGCATTGGTAAATCGCTACCTTTTAATTTTTGTGAATCTATTGCTCTATCCATAAAGTAACTAAACTTCTTAGGAGCGAAAAAATTATGTGAGTATGTTTGGCCAAATGCAGTGTTTACAAATGGACTTGCAGCATCAAAACTTAGTGTAATAGTAGGACTGTCGTGTTCTCGCAAAACACGCTGGATACTGGTTAAGTAACAAGCCCAGTTTAATTTACCAGTTCCCAAAAAGTGCATCCAACCTTTGCCTTCTAGCAATCCATCTCTGCGCAAGTCTAAGATACGCTTAAGTGCAATATACATAAAGCTTTTGTTAATACCAGCCATTGCATATCCTTCTAGTGTACGGTCTCTATCGCCATACTCTTCTGTTACAAACTTAGGGTCACTGTACTTTTTAACTGCCTCGTACCATTGATCCGAACTAGCTTCGTCATTGCCTGACAAAATATTCATAAAGTTTGTAGCACCTGGAGTTCTATTTTTCATAAAATAGTCCAAGTTGAGTAATGTAACATCTAGTGCTGCTTGGAAACTAGTTAAGCCAGTTCTTTGATTAAGGGGAGGAATACACGCCACACTAGGTACATCAAATGTCATGCTCCAGTCTGCCGTGTGTTCCAACCATTTTAATATACGCTCACAAATAGCTTCACGAGCAGGGTCTCCTGGATTGCCTGCGGTAGTCCAGTCCATTTTTAATACACCAGTCGCAACTTGGAAACCACCACTATCACCTAAGATCATAGTTTTACTTCGATCTCGCTTTTGGACCATTGGTTCAGCATCATTAGTTTTGGTTACGTCCAATTGCGCGTGACCAGCACTGTAAAGTCCCCAAGGATAATGATAGTATCCATTATCGTCTAAAAAGTCTAGACCTTCATTTCCTTTATCAAAGCCTCCAGGCACTCTAGCGTCTGCCTTATCTGCACCTACAATTTTTTCTAATTGCTTAGTGTAGAATGAACTAATGGCTGGTAAATATACTGCGTAGTCTTTTTGTGTAACGCCTAAGTCTACGGTATTTTGTTTTTGTGTCATATTGCTTCCTGGTGTATTTTTATTATGTTGTTGCGTTCATTGCTGCAAAATCCCTAGCTCTTTTTTCGTTTTTACGAAGCCGTTTTACTTTAGCTAGTTCTAACGCCTTATTATCTGAATCAGACAATACATGTGCTTTAGGTTTAGGGGTAATAGGATCAGGATTTACGACTGATGCATTAATGTCAAGATCGTTCAAGAGCCATTCTTCTTGTCTTGAATTTCAACACGTCGCACTTTAGCTGCTTTTGTGATTTCCATTAATGCTTTACGGGCGCGAGCAGCAGCAGCTTTAACACCACCAACTTCAAACTTTTCGCTTTCTACTAAGTATTCTTCAAATAGTGCTTTCATCTTAATATGTGTTTCTGTCATGATTGTTTTTCCTTTTTATTATTAATCATTTACAACTTTAGTTGTTTTGTTAAACAACGATCACTTAGCCATGTAATATTCTATTTCACAGCCGTTTTCGTTGTCTTCTGCCACGGATATTTTAACCCGTCTGTCTGGATATGTTGTTTTTATTTGATCAGCTAATTCATCTGATAACATTTCACAGCTTTTGTAATCAAAGCTTAAGACATTATTTCCAGTTGAATTACTGTACAGTCCTTGGCACCATCTCTTAAACTGTATAAACTCAATGTCCCTGTCATTATGAAATACTTCTATCCATATTTTAAAATGGAACATGTGCCTATGCTCATATCCTAAAAAACTAACATCATCATTCTTTCCAGTTGCTAGTTTAGGATCTGTATCAGCACCAGGATACTTATGTGTGCCTTCTGCTTGGAATGTTACCCAAATGCTCCTCACGCTGCTACCTTTTTCTTTTTCTTAGTTAGTTCTCTTTTAACAAGTAGCATCATTTCCATAATGTCATCTATTTCGTCAGAGTCGTCAGTTGTATCAAGTTCTATTGCAATATTAATTTTCATTAGACTAGTACTCGTAAAATTCGTAAAATGTAAATTCTAAATCCATAGTATTTACTTACTGTTTAGGTGGTATTAGGTAAGTGTATTCACCCATACCGCTATCAATCTTAATTTGCATCAATTTGTCATTAATGCTCATGACACAGTCGCCTGTATCGCTTAATTTTAATATTTTTAAAACAACATCTAGTGGCCATTGTCGCTCAGTATTAAGTGAACCAGAAATATCACTGTTGATGTTAACTTCTGCACTATCACTTGAGCCATCACCGATTTGGAATGAAAGGGTGGTTCCGTCTGTTTTAGGAGTAAAGGTCATATCAGTTAATCCTAAAGTAGTATTAAACCAACCAAGGCTTTTAATATTATCTGCGGTAGGTACAAGGTTAACATTGAAGTCAGCACCTTTAAAGTCAATTGCTGCCATTTGTTGATCTAATACTGCACCAACAGCAAAACGGTAAGTTGCCTTAGTTCCTTCCTTAGCTTTAAACGTTGCGCTAAATGGGGTAGTAACTCCATTTCTATCTTGTGTAACAATTGACATGGTACCATCATCAGCTGAAAATCCTGGATATTTTAAACAGCCGTCCAATACGCCCATGCCCCTAAGGCCAATACTCGCATCAATAAATTCAGAAACTGGTTTGTGTGTTACTGCTTTTAGTATTACTGTTTTGTTAGGATCAACAGTTTCAATACCGGTGCCTTCTGTTGTACCTGTAATGCGCACCATTTCAAAAATACCCAGACCGTGGGTATGCTTTAGTACGTCTTTGAATGTGTCTTTAAGGTGGGTCATGTAGCGTTGTTCTCCATTATTATTTTTTTATTTATTATACACTATATTTAGGTTTTGTCAAGTTATTCACGATAGTTTTCTGGGTTGGAAGGCATGTCAAATGCCATATTTACCCAAACCGATAATTCGGCAATTTCAACATTTTGTGGCTGGTTAATGGACCATTTTACCATCTCTGCAAATTGACTAGGTGTTAACATTTTATCTACTGGTACGTTTGGTACACTGTTTATAATTCTATCTGTACTTACGTAACCAGGCGATAAGTTAATAATACGACATTTACGATTGTAATCATTTAAGGCTATATTTACTTCATTGTGTAAATCTATCTTATGCTTGTTGTATTCACGATCATTATGATTGTACCTTGCTCGACTATTGATGTTAACAATTGTTTTGCTGCTGTCATCAAACCATTCGTCTAACAATAAACTAAAAAGAACACGTTGGGCTGATCTTTCGTAGGCATTGTTAATAAAAACATCACAGTTTTTAACGTGTTCGATAGTGCGTGTAGGTAACACATAAATGTCAAAGCCATTAGATCTACTTAGACCAGTAATGGTATTGTTATGTGACAAGGCATCAGCAATAGATTTACCAATGCCTCGCGTGTGGCCAGTTATTGCTATATTCATCCGAATGAAAAATACTCCTCCATTACTTCACTTTCGTTCATTTTAGATAAGTCAAATCCCATTTGTCCGATAACGTTTGTGATTTTCTTATCAAGTACTTTTTCTTCCATATCCTTGTCATCAAACGGTAACTCTTTAAACCACTCTGGCAAGTGTAACTCATCTGTTGGGTAAGCTATACTGTCATAGCCCATTGTGTTTTGCTTCAGCGAGCACACAACAACTTTCATACCATCAGCAATAGTCATGCTATAATTATCACCCATAGCTTTTTTATAGTTGTTCCAGTTAACACTAGCCCTAACATGTCCGGGTACGGCATTGTTTTCCTTTTCCGACTTGTACAACTTGTGTAAGTCTCTGCCGTTAGGTAAGTTAATTCTTCTCTGTATCTTTGCTGTGTATGCAGTAAGATTGTTAACAGCCTTTGGCATTCCTCTTGCCCAAGAAGCTAAACCATTAAACTCTTTCTTATATTCTACTATCTTTTTAATAACAGATGCTTCAGGTTCACCGTTAAGACAGTCTAATAATATTTCTTCTAGAAAGTTTTGAATAAACACTGGGGTGTCAGATCGCTTAAGGTCAATACCCATTGCTTTAAGCTTACCAGCAGTGCCATACCTTTTACCTTCATTATCCATTACCAAAATGGCATATCTTTTTTTAGAGTTAAATACTGCACTCTTGCCTACAACCTCACGCCCAGCTTTCATAACCGCGCCTGTTGTTAATGCTACGTTAAAGTCCTTCTTTAAAAATTCAGGAAACGTCTTGCTTACTTCGTCACTTACATGATCATATAACTTAACTGCACTGTCAGTATCAAGTTCGTGTCCTTCCTCTAAAATTGGAACTGCACTGAAGTAGACCGAGTCTGTGTTATGGACCGCCAATCCATTTGCAAAGAATGTTGGATCACCAAATCTCATTGATATATCGTAAACATAATCGTCTACTTCTCCTAAACATTCTACTTTTGCTATTCTTTCTCGTTGCGTAACCATGCTATGCATTGTTTTATTACCTCGTCTCTATTTTGTAAATAATCTGATTCCCAAATTACTAGTGTTGGTATATTTCGTTCTTCTAATAGTAATTTTATTTTTTTATTATCTTTTTCCCATATATCTTTTGCTAAACTATCACAATGTGAGTGCATAAACCCAGCATCATATTTATTTGGGTTGCAATGCCAATAATCTCCATTAATTTCTATTGCTTTGCTGTTATGCACAATATCGTAAAAATTTGGTTTATTGTTACCGTATACACAATATTGCTTACTTAATATACTGTAATCTACTTCTTTGCCTAATACTGATTCTATTTCTACTACGATTGCCATTTCTAATTTAGATGTATATGCTAGCGACACGTTTCTTGCTTCTAATATTAATACTGCTTCTTCTTTAGAACAAGTGTGAACTCGTTGAACATTTTCTAACGTATGTGTTTTTAGTCCGCACACTGTATTATACTTAATAGTTCCGTTATCTTTTCCATACTTTTCTATAAAATATGATAATGTATTCGTAAATCCCTGCCTTTCACAATATACTTGCCATTTTATAGCGCCAGCAGTTTCACCGTGGCGAGCAATCATATTTTCTAAAGTCGCAGCTCTTGATTTATTATAATTAATAAAATCCTCTTCAGACCAGCCGTGCTTTTCCTTCTTGTATTCTAGAGTATTTGACTTCGCCTGCTTATTTTTATATGACACCCACCGACATTCGCCTTCTTTGTTGCCATATTTGTTAATTAAACTAGCTCTTGTTACGGCGGCCCGCTTCCTTAATTCAAGATCAACTAACTCTGCTCCAGGATAAACATTGCGATATTCTCCACCATTAGAAAAACGACCAGTGCATTTATACTTAAAATGTGTCCATTGTAATCTTGATGCTTTAAATCCGCACTCTAAACAAGTAGGCATACATTATCTCCTTTATGCTGATACGTTGTATCGCTATACAACTTATTTATCTTCTTCAGCAGCGGATATGAGCAAATCAGTATCTTCCAGTTCAGAGGGCTTAATATCTAATGTAAATCCATGTCGGTCAACAATTAAACTATGATCTTCAGTAACTGTAATGGTTTTTCCTGATTCTGTGGTAATTTTATATAATTTCTTTTTAGTTTTATGACGCATCACGTAATCAATACTGCTATATTTTGCAATATCGTCTAACGACTGATAACTTAATACCCTAGCTTGTTCTCGCTCATCAGTCGGCACAGCATATTCTTTTCCTGAATCGGATATTGTTTTTTCGGGAATACGCCCAAATAATGACGCTATAGTAATAGATGATCCGTCTTCTAAATCAATCATTGAATCGCCAGTAACGCTGTCACCATAAATGATAGTTTTACCTTCGTGGTCGTATTCGCCAGTGAACATTCTGTTAGTTTCAGCACCCATATGTCGTGTAATGCGTCTACCAGTAAGTGTAGTTGACTGTCCTAGCCGTTTGTCATAAAAGCGACAACCGTTATTTAGTAACGCACCATACAAGCTATTCAAGTTAATCTTTTTAACTAGTTGCCGCTTATCCCAAAACTTTTCATCTTCAGAGTCTGGTACTGCTGCTTTCTTTTTACCTTGCAACTCAATACGTTCTTCAAACCAACGCCGTAGTAATCCAGGTATAACACCTTCTTGGTCAGTTTTAAATACAGTACCATTTGCACTAATATTCCAAGGCTGTCCGCTGTTAAATACTAAATTGTATATTTCAGCACCATTCGTTTCAACTACAGTATTAGTCATTGCATCACGATCAACCATTTCTAGTTTTAACGGAATGTCAATGTTTTTCTCCATAACAAGCTCATATTCATTAGCACCAAATTTACCTTGCCATGCATCCCCAACCGTCTTTGACTTCCTTGCAAACTTACCAGTTGTTTTGTCTAGCCAAGTACCTGCCATTTTGCTTGCGATTTCAGCATCGGTATATTCTAAGCTAATTTGCGCAACCATGGTTTCATTTGACATATTCAAAGCCCGTAGTACGCTTGGATATAGACTAGTTAAGTCACTGCTGCCTACCCATTTATGGAAACCCCGTTTAGGAGTAGCAACAAACGCGCCTGCTGCTTTTTCATGATCGGCTCTGTTTCTAATTCTGTCAGGAACTACCATACCTCGATTGTGCGCTTCATTTATAATTGCTTGTTCAGTGGTAGCAACTGCGCCCATTGTTACGGGCAAGAGTACGGTGTTTTCATGTGCAATCAAACTTGCCAATTCAATAAATCTAAGCTTCTTATCGAGCTTATCTAGCAGCATAACGTCTTGTATGTTGTAGAGTAAGAACTTTTCAAAGTCATAGTTATATAGCCGATCTAAGCTTCCTTCATATGCTACTTTTCGTTCACCTACTTCCATTTCACCAATGTAATCTAATCGGTAAGTGTGTCGCTCTTCATAGTTGTATTTCTTATATAAGTGCATGTAGTCAAGATGTACGCGACCAATTAAGTCATATGTTTTACGTTCGGCACCATGGCTTTCATATGTGCGTTGGGGAGGCAGCTGGCCAAATAAGCAAAGCTTTCTTGTTGCTTCTTTACCTAGTGTGCGTATAGTTCTATTAATAGTGTAAGGTATGTCATACCCTTCACTGTTCCAGCCACTAAGTATATCAGCATCTTCAACTATATCTAGGAAGGCAGCTATCATTTCTCCTTCTGTGCGAAACAAAACAACTTCAGGTATTTTGGCTGCAATTAATGATGCTTGCTCCCAAGTTAATCTTTTAGGGGGCACAGCTAGACAAACCATTACGTCCATCCATTGTAAATAAACGCCAATTGATGTAATAGGCATAAATGCATCTTCAGGCGAACTGTAGCCACGTTGCGGGTCAAAATCGACCTCAATGTCAAAAAATGCATTATGTAGTATTGGCGGGGTGGCGCCTAAGAAGTGCTTGGCCAATGTTTTATTAACTGGCTTAACGTCACTTTCAAAAAGTTTATTATGCTTGTTAAATGCCACATTTTTCTTAAATTCTTTTCCTGACTTGCACCGCATTTCAGTAACCTTGTCACCATGGATACTGCGTAGCTTTCCATTAGGATCGCCATAGTAGAAATTGTATTCGGGACGCATTTCACTAACAATACGCTTTCCGTTAACTCTTTCTACAATATGAACAACATCTTTATTTTTGTTGAAGTATGCATCAACGTAGGAGATGAGATTTACCTCCGTTTAGATAAATACAGTTACGTAGACGCATATTACAGAGGTTTAAGAAATGAGTAAAATACAATCCATCGCCCAAATTGAGCGATTTAAAAAAAGTGCAATAGACCGAAAAAACAAGTTTATTGAAAAAGCTAGTAAGATTCATAATAATTTATATTCCTATGACCTTGTTGAGTATAAAGCAGCACAATCCAAGGTTAAAATTGTTTGCCCGATTCATGGTGTTTTTGAAAAAAGAGCATGTGATCATATTGGACCGCATAATCAAGGGTGTCAATTCTGCGCACATAACCTGCCATTAACACTTAATGATTTCCAAAAACGTAGTAATGAAAAATACAATAATAACTTTAAGATTTTATCATTCACTGGTATCAAAAATCCTGTAACTATTGAATGTAAAGAACATGCCTGTGTATTTACTATAAAAGTTGCCGAGAACCACACTAAAAAAGATGGCTGTTGTCCTGTTTGCTTATCCCTTACTCGATTTAGTAATCTAAAACCAGGTAAAATAAGTAAAGCCGAAACTGCATGGTTAGACACTTTGTTGGTTCCGATGCGCCAAGCACCACTATATTTTGGAGACCGCACTATTCATGTGGATGGATTTGACCCATCCACTAATACAGTCTACGAATATTACGGAAGCTATTGGCACGGTGACCCTTCTAAATATGCTCCCGATGAGTGGAACTCTAAAATTGGACTCACTCATGGGGAAATATACAAAGCAACTCTTCTGCGTGAAGAATTGATTAAATCAAAGTTTAATTTGATTGTAGAATGGTCTACGTAACTCAATTATTTTTCATCCTCAATTGAAAGTATCTTACCGTCTTTTGCGACACTAATCCTAGAATTAGATCCAGCACCACTAACAATTACTGTTTTTCCAGTTGCTTTATGTATAGTAAGGGCAATAATGTCCTTATCCCCTAAGTGCTGGGAACTCGTAGCAATAATAATTTCAGTGTGTCCACTGTCAAGTACCATCGATTCAAATTTAATCATAGTGTTTTCCCCACAGCATCGAGAATGGTTTCCAAAGCATCAAAGTCATGTTGTGCATCTTGGAATTTTGCTTTATGTGCGATGGATATAGCTTTGTTGAGGATTGACGCTTTAATGTCTAATTCTTCTGCGTGTGCTTTAACTGTTTCACGCAAGCCTGTTTTAAGTGCGTCTACTTCGTATGCTGTTTGCACACCGTCATCAATTAGTCTTTTAAGTCTTGCAACTTCCTCTGCGTTAAAGGAACGGTTAAACTCTGTCATTTAAATACCTCTGTTATTATAGTTATAATATTTATTTTTAATAGGACTATTATAACAGAGTTTGCGGAAAAGTCAAGTATTACAGTAAGTTACCTGATAATGCAGTCATAAAAAGCCCCAAATTAATGAGGCTCATAACCGTATTAGATTACTTTTCAACTTCGTTTTCGTTACTATTGCGTGACCCACCGCCTGATGTGGTTTTTATTTGGTCATCAACGTCTTTTTTCTTATCCTTACTTCTTTTGTATATTACAGCTACTACAATGGCGATTAAAACTATTACTAAATATTCCATTACCTTTTTCCTTTTAGTTGTATACCTTTTATTCTTGCATATTTAATTAATTCATTATGCCCAAATGGACCACGTAGGCCTAATTGGTCTCTGGTTGGAGCGCCAAGCCTAATAAATAATTCAACATCAGCTTCAGAAGGATCACCATATGGAGTCCAGTCCATCGGGTAATTCTTGCCTGCAGGTGTAGTAACACTATGAAACTTTTTAAGCACGTTGCCGTCTGTTTCTTCCTCAGATTGGAACGCATATTCTTTACCGTTAACAACTACACTATAAGCAGAATCACCACTAGCTTCCTCTATACTGTCATAACTTGGCTGGCTAGATTTATAATCGTCTTTCTTCCAAAATATTTCGCTAATTTTCATAGTTTTTAACTTCCACGTTTTTCTTTCCTTTGAGCATTTTTAGCCCTAAGTATAGCATCCCGTTCTTCTGGGTATTTTGCTATTTTCCTGTTTTATTGTGCGTCAGTGCTAGCCTCAAATTCAAATTCAAAATCAAATTCTTTATCGAGTTCCATAGCTATAAGATCGCCATCTTCTTCTGTAATATCCTCTGCTAATACTACTTCGTATATATTTTCGTCATTGTTATTATATGCAATAACTTCAACATTTATCACTTTTCCAGCGTCGTCATCAAATGCAGTAACTAGCTTAGTATGCACTATGCTTTGAACTATGTCAAAAAAAGTAATTACTTGTTCGTTTTCTAACTCAATGTCAGTAATAAACCTACAAAAATGCTTTGAGAATTTTTCGTTCATACGTCTATTTATCTAGACTTACTTTTTAAGTCCGCCTTTTCCTGTTTGCTATTTATTTTTTAGACATATACGTGGTGAATCCCATGTATGCACCAACAACACCTGCTTGAGCTATGTAAAATAACCCAAGTAAGTCAGCAAGAGCTGAAACTCTGCCTTCTGTTAGTAATGGAGTAAACAACACAATAGTAAAAATTAACATAGATGCCATAGCAATCCACGCCATACGCTTCTGTGTGTCAGCTTTTTCTTCTCGTAATTCTAATTCTAGTCGTTCACGTTTTTCAGCAAGGTCTTCTTGTCGAACATCTCCTTCTAGATACTCTAATGTATCTTTAACAATTTCTTCTCTTTCGGCTGCTTTACTTGCACCTATGTTTACGTTTATGTTTTTTTCGTCTGCCATGATATGCGCCTACCTATGTTACTCTACTAACTGTATTTATCAAAATAGCTCACAAAAAAGCCCCACGTTAATGAGGCTAGTAAATAAGAACCTCTCCTTAACCGTTAAGTAAGAGGAGAGGAGGTGTTATGCTGTTAGTTAGACGCTTGTGATGCCATATCACGTGCCTGTCGCTCTGCTAGCAGTGTTTCGTAACCCTCATTGTCCAAGTGCGTAATAGCTAACCACGCATGGGTTATTAGTGCATAAAATTACAAAATATGATAAATAAATGTGTAGATCGCGTATTGACGTACCATCTACTCTAATGCTAAAAAAGGAGCACCAGCAATGATATTTATCATCAACAAATATACTACTCTGTATTATTTGATTATTGAATCAGCAAAAGCAAACCAATTCAATGGTTACACAGAAGCACACCATATTATTCCTAAGTCGTTAAACGGGCCTAACACTAAGGCTAATCTAGTAAATCTTTCAGCAAGACAACATTGGCTTGTTCATAAACTGTTGACTAAGATGACAACTGGAAACAGCAAGCGTAAAATGATGTATGCGTTTGGCATGTTTCGCGTCAACAAAACAGGAGACAGAGTTCTTACTAGTAAACAATATACTGAATCTAGAGAAGCTTTCATTGAAGCACATAGTAACAGAATAGTGTCTGGCATCACAAGAGAACGACTTAGAAAAGCAAATACTAACCAACCAAAAGATCACACTTGTGCTCATTGTAATAATGATTTTACTAAAGGGAAATTTAATCAGTTTCATGGCGGTAAATGCAAGATGAATCCAAATGTTGATCTTGTTATGTTAGAAGAACGCAGATTATCTAGAAAAAAATCTGACGATGTTAAGGAAAGAATGAGTCTGCGACATCAAGGAACGTGTAATCCATTTTATGGTAGAACGCACACTGAAGAAACTAAGGCAAATATGAAGGGCCGAACTGCACATAATAAAGGGAAGCCCATGTCTAAGAATCAACGGGACCAACTGTCAGCAAAAAGAAAGGGCCGTAAATGGTATTACGACCCTGTTACTTTAAAATCTAAACAATCGTACACCAAGCCTAAAGACTGGGTACCTGGAAGAAAACTTTAATTATTTCTTAAGGTACCCGCCTCGGTCAGCAACCAATTTATCAAAATCAGTTTGTGCGTCAGGACCTTCGAAGTGCGATATTGAAAGCCAAGCATGTGTCATTTCGTCTCCAGTGCGTGATCCGCCAACTACCCACATATCAGGGTCAGGATTGTTTTTGTTTGCTGATGTATTATCATACCATTGGCGAAGTATTAGTACGGCTCCAGCAGGTAACAATGGCGCTGCATCTGGTGAGTATAAGTGACTGTGATGCCACGTAGCTGACCATTTAGAAACTTGACTAATTGCTACTGTTTTACCAGTTTCAGGATAGAAAATCTCCAAGCTTGCTGCATTCATTCTTAAATGGCCATGCGGTTGAAAGCTATCAATGCGCACAGGATGGTCAAAAGTATGAAACCCCTGTGTCATGTAGTAACCATTAGGTGGAATAACCATATCGTCTTGTTCGTCAATCTTGTATAAGCTTAAATTTTGCTTATACTTTAGATTAGCTTCTTCTTCTTTAGTATGGAACCAAATACCAATTTCAACAACGTTATCTTTAAGAACTGTTCCTGGTGCTGGTGCTAATGCTCCAAGTCCACCTGGAAACATATGTATATCCCACGCTACTTGAGAATTGGCCGGTAATGTTCGACATACTCCTTCAGGAACAATCTCTCCCCACTTTCCCATCGCATATTCAGTTAACATACCAAATGGTGTGCCATCTTCTAATTGTACGGATGAGTTAGCGTGATGTACTGTGCCTTTAGCATCGCCTCTTGGTTTAACTTGTACCGCTTTAATGCATCGATCTTCTGTTAATCTAGTAGGAACATTATGCTTATGCCATATATCATTGCCGCTTGCTGGAATATCAATAGGAACTGATCCAATAATAGTATCAGGTTGTCCTAACTCTGATGCAAAGCTCCATTCATCTGGGTCTCTAGTATCAGCTGGTGGCGGGGTAACATCTTTTGGGCCAAGTGCTGCGCCGGAATCAACCCATGCAACAATTGTATCAATTTCTTCTTGCTTAAGTCGCCAGTCGCCTTGCAAGTCTTGTACACCAATACCATGATCATAAGCATACGGAGGCATTTCGCGCTCTGCTACTTTATATGATATTAGTGGAGCCCATGGTCGTATTTGGTCATATGTTTCAAACTTCATTGGGCCAATGCCGCCTTCTTGATGACAAACTACGCAGTTTTCATTCATGATCTCTGCTACGTCTTCGTTATAAGTAGGTGGTCTACTTGCGTTTTGTGCCATTGCTACACTACTCAGCAACATTGCAAGTATAATTGCGGGAATACCGCGGGTTAGGTTATTTCTTCCTGCTCTAAACATTTAATTCTCCTTTATTTTATTTATCAATTAAATAACAACTTAATGACTAGCTTCGGTCGCCAAGTATATTAAACACTTGTTTAATAATTACAGTTGGTCTGCTATAAATGTCAACAAATTCTACAATTACTATTGCGTTAATTGGTTTCATTAATATTCCCATATCAGCAACCCATTTTGCAGAAGCTATTTCTCGTGTCTTTCCATTTTCGTTTAGTAATGTGAACCGCATCGTTCCGTGTAAGCTAGTTTTACAAACTAACGATTGAAATAATCCGGGTTCTTCTTGTACAGTACAAACAAGCTCAGATTTTGTTGGTAATACGTCCTGAGCCATTCCTGACGAACTGAATATAAGTGCTGCAAGCAATAAATAGTTTATTAATCTCATATTTTCTCCAATGGATTAATAGTATTTATCTATGCTTCAATTACTGTGGTGGAAATTTAATCCTATTTATAAAGGTTTCATTAAATCCTGTGTATGTGTTTGTTACGTGTGGCCTAACCATACCTGAGACTATATATGTGTTGTTCACTTCCATTGATTTAGCGGCAAAAAACTTAATAAGGTTTTCATCTTCATCAGTACAGCATACTAACCATTTATCAAATCGGTGCATATTTTTAATAAATCTAATTTTTAATGATTTAGTAATTCGGTCACCTTGGTTACCAACAAACTCACTAGTCTTACCAATTATTTGTTCCTCGTAGTACCAGTCGTCAGCCACTGATGTCTTTAAATACATATCCGGCATCGACGCTGCTATGTTCATCATTTTAGGATCAAACACTTCTACGACTACTATATTTAATATCTTATCTTCATAATCAGAAAGATTACGCTCAAATTGTTTTAATCCTAATCCTTTAAGGTATTTAATTACTTTATGTGCTAAAATCTTGTCTTCTTCAATAACCTCAATTTCTTCTTCACCAAAGAAATGGCCATATGCAATTATTTTATTAGGCCGCTTCACATCGTCTTCTTTAAAGTAGCCACTATTTTCTCTATGTATTGCGCAACAAACCGAAATTACATCTATCGTTTTTAAATCCATATTAATTAGCCGCCAGTAATACACCAAAAAATATAAGCCAGCCAGCGCCGGCGACTCCTGAAATCATACCCCACATACCAATTGCCATCATGGCAATACCAGCTACAGTTTCTTTATCTAAATCTTTCATTTAAGTTTCTCCAAAAACAATTTACCAAGATCTGTAATAATTAATCGAGTTGTTGATGCTAAAGAATAAGCATGCCCATTATGTGTTCTGGTACGGATAACAAACTTCTTTTTTAAAAGATGAGATATGTCAGCATCTTTAGTTGTGTGCCATCCTTTTTATTTACAATTACGCCACCACACTGTGTTCGCTCGTCTATTGTTCTAAGTAAGTCAATAGCCCGCTCTTTAGTATATCTCACGATGTGCGACTTCCTATGCTGTTTCATTATTTATTTGTTTAAGAATCATCAATATACAGTCCTTCGTCATCTCTTATGGGATTAAAATTAGCAACAGGTTCAGGCGGTAAGCACACAGTTTCAAGAAACTCATTTATTCCATGAGACACTCTATCGAATGTTTCATTTGGTTCCCTATATGTAACTAAGTAAATCTTCATTCATCACCTTCTTTCAATAGTAAAGCGTAAACATAAAAGTTCCACCGCCACCAATTTGCTTTTCGAATAGCATGCAACACTATATGCAAATATTCATCTTCAACAATAGCAATATCAGTTTGCTCATCTGATTCGGTTGTTCCAGATGTATTATTGTTAGTTGAAAAGACTCTCCATCTTTGTTTCATTGGGCTATCTACCTTTGGTGATATTGCCACATAACCGCATTGCAGTAGGCATGAACTGCTCCTTCTGTTTCGTCATTACTGTGGTTGTGCTGTAAATGAATAGGGTGTTTCAGGAAGAATGGCGGAAATAAATCCCATTTAATCCAATGATCGGTTATTTCTTTAGGTGGATTAACATCGATTCTATTCTTGCACCAATAGCATAGTCCACCCTGTTCTTGAATGTATTGTTCTCTAACGAGCCGTTTTTCTTTTGCATGTAGTTTACTATACAATACTGGTAAGTTATATGTCATTATTTTGCCATTTGGTATACGGATCAATAACTAAATTTGAGTTGTAGTATAATTTATTTCCAGTTACTTCCTTAACAACCCAATCTGGAATTTTAAATTCATCGTTTTCACTTTGCAACTCAACTTCCACAACAATTAATCCTGCATTGTCGCCCTCGAAAATGTCAAGTTCCCAAGTATAACCTTCATAGATTATATTATGTCTAACTTTTTTGATTGTACTAACACACGCTTCTTTTAATAATGCCTGTGCATCAGCGACTGTAATTTTAACTTCAAACTCAAATCCAGTAATTCCTGTTTTGGGCCCTTTAATGGCCAGCCAAGCACTGCCTCCAGCCACTCTAACTCGTGTTGTCCATATACTATCATTGCCAATGTAGCCTTGTTCTATCACAGTGCCACACTGTAACACGGGTAGTCTATCCTTGTCTACTAAAAACTTGTGTTCTATTTCTAAATATTTAGGCATTAAAGCTTTCCATCATATGTTCGTTAACATTTAAAAAATCAAAAAGTGCAGCTAGGGCTGCGGGATAGTCAGGTTCCATAGTATCAAATTTCACTTCAATACTTGTTCCTTTATACCCATTTTTACGGTGTGAATCACTATAAATAAACCAACTTGCCAACATTTTATTGTCTCTAAACATCCACACACTGGGATTAGATTCGTATGCAATCATGTTTGCCACTGGTGTCCCAATGTTAGCAAATACTGCCTCCCAATCGATCATAATATAATCACGCACTTCCTCTTGGGTATAACATACATGGTTAAGTATTGGAACGCAACCTTTTCCCAGTTTACTAATTTCCTTCCTAGTGTGTTTTTCTATAATTTGCTTCATTTAGGCATATTCCCTTCAATGAATAATATAGATCTGATTATAATAATAACTGAAACTACAAGAGTTATAGGTGCTATTGTGTGGAAGCTGAAACCAATAGCAGCGATCATAGCTGCTATGTTAATAATTGAACATATAATCCAAAATAAATTCCATTTTCCATTCATAATAGTTTATCCAATTTAATCATAATGCTCACTGCCAACAATAAAGCAGCACTAATACCAAAAACTAAAACCGGATAAGACATTACTACTATACCTGCCATTAATGCCGTTAAGCAAATGAATGCATACAATAAAAAATCAAACAAAACTAAAACTATTGCCTTTAATATCTTCATTATGTATTCTCCATGCAACGCCTTCCAAGAAGGAGTGTATATTGGTAACGGGCTTCAGTAAGATCACTATACAAAAATCCATGCCCAGCTCGGATAACAGGTTCCATTACCTCTAATCCACCTTTTACTTTTTTCGACTGCATTAATGTTTTATACATTATATAACTACCAATTGCACCTGGCACAATGAACCATAATTCGTCTAGATTATTTTGCGTTAGGTATTCACTTGCTTGTTCGGTGCTTTCATACCTTGGCAACTCTAACCATCGTGTTAATGTACGGTATCGCATTTCCCAGTCTCTCATAATGCTAGCCTAATTTGTTCATCTGACCATTGTTGCAAGTATGTTAACTGATCTTCTGATAAAGTACCAGGACGTGGAGGCAAATCAGCTTCAACACATATTGCCTCTGATGGGAACATAGTTGGTAAATTTAGTACAGACAATGAGTCTATACATTGCTCCATAGTGTAAGGCGTGCCTGCTACCATAACGTTTACACCAAATAGCTTAATAATCATATAAATCATTATTTTTCTCCTATAATAATATTATAAATTTCTTCCCAATTTTTTACAACCTTAGCGTCACCGTTATAGTCCAAATTGTGTTTGTGTTCTACTAACAATGACTTAAATCCAACTGCGGTGCCTGCGTCGGCATTTTTAGGTTTGTCTTCAATCCAATAACATTTTCCATATTGAGCATAAAGTTTAATTAATTCATCGTCTTTGTCTATGCCAGTGTCAATGCAAATAACATCTAAAAATACATCACCGAATAATTTTACCAAGTTTCGTCTACGGAGTTCTCCTGCATATAGGTTTGTACTTAACGAAGTAAGACAAACAAACCGATATTGGTGTTTTTCACTAAGAAGCTTAACATAGTATTGAGCATCACGCAATGGTGGAATAAATCCCATTGCAGCACTTTGATTAAATTCACGTATCAGTGGCATTGCTAAATCTGTGCCTGTGAATCCGTACTGGATATCTATGTCATAATGATTTTTGTAATCAGCTATTGGAGTATGTCCTTTCCATTTCATCCACTCGTTGAATGCATATTCCCATGCAACAAGGACGCCATCACAATCTGTAATTATTACTTTATTTGGGTCGTATATAGTTTTCATACATGTATTATAACAGACATGCATTAATAGTCAACTGTTAATTTTAGTTAAATAGTGATAAGTTAGGTAGACATTACGACTTTCATAATTTGGCCATAGTCGTCATAAGTAATGCCATCGCCTACTTCTGATCTATCCATAACTAAACGTAGAAATGCAAAGTTGCCTTGTACGGTGTATGCTTCAGTTCCACTAATTTTTCCATTAGTAGGATATTCAACGTAAGTTTCACCTGATACAGTGACAAATACTGAGTCACCTGCAACTAAAGTAGGAATAATATCGAACCAATCAGTTTCAACTGGCTCTAATGAAAGGGTAGCTTGTATCCTTACACGGCCCTCGAAATTTGCGTAAATAACCTGGATTGTTTGAAGCCCATCAGTGTAGCCATAGAAGCTGTCGGCCTTTGCAGCAGTACTCGTTTGGTTCATAGTGTCACCAGTAGAGCTCATAAGTGTAATAGCGCGTCGATTAATTGGCATAATAGGTCCTGTTCATTTATAACTATTTATCTATAGTCAAAGGAAAAGGTAGCTAGGCTACCTTTTAAATTAATCCATGGTGTTTAACAATCTAGATCAAAGTCTACATAGTTCTTAATAGCAGCTTTAGTGTTACCTTGTATTGATACCTTTTCATTAGCTTTCCATACGATGAATTCTTCCATATGGGTAGCAATCTGAGCCCGCAATTCAATCATAGTTTTACCACCCATCCACTGCCTTTTATCCAATGCATCCTTACTTAAATACTCAGTGTCTACGATAAAACGTTCTAGTTTGGAATCTGGGTCATAAAACCTATGAGTTGGATCAACCATTCCATTTTCTCGCTGCGCGGGAGAGGTGTATACTAGCGTGGAAGGGTTGATCTTTGTCATTTATGCCTCTGCGAAGTTATAGCCATCTTCATTAGCTGTAATAATAACTGTGGTGTCCTTTAAGCCATCAAATAATATACGCTTACTAAGCGGTTTCTTGACTTCATTTTCAAACACGCGCTTTAATGGTCTAGCTCCCATTGATGGTTCATAGCCATCTAATGAAAGTTTTGTTTTAGCTGATTCAGCTAATTCAATGGATACACCTGACTCGTTTTCTAAAAGTAACGAATTAGTTTCATCTACAAGCCTATCAACAATTTTCAACATAAGTTCTGATGATAGTTTGTTAAACCTAATAGTTGCATCTAATCTATTACGGAACTCTGGAGAAAAGAATTTATTAACAGCCTTATCAACTTCCCCAACTTTAACTTGATCACCAAACCCAATGGCTAATTTTTCACTATCACTAGCTCCTAAATTGGATGTCATTAAAAGCACCACGTTAGTAAAGTCTACGGACTTGCCTGTTGCACCAGTTAGTTTACCATCGTCCATAACTTGCAATAACAATTGCAATACCGCAGAGTCAGCCTTTTCAATTTCGTCTAATAGCAACACACAATTCGGCGCCCCCTCTACTGCTGCAAGCAACTGTCCTTGGCCAACTTTACCTTCAGCATGACCAACATAACCGGGAGGAGCACCAATCAGTTTACTTACACTGTGTCGCTCTTGATATTCTGACATGTCAAATTTAACTAGTTTCGCATCCATAGCCTTTGCTAATGCCCGGGCAGTTTCTGTTTTACCAGTACCAGTTGGACCCACGAACAAGTAACTACCAATTGGCTTGTTGCGTTCACGCAACCCTGCCTTAGATACTAGAATATTTTCAACAATAGCATCAACTGCTAAGTCCTGTCCAAAAACTTGTTCCTTAATACGAGAGTCTAAATTCATAAAACTATCGTTATTTACAACATCTATCATATTTTCGTTAATTTTAGAAACAGTTGCTAATACGGAAGTAACATCATCAATCGTCACAACGGCCTCACCTCTTAGCTTAACCTTTGCACCAGCAGCATCCATAATATCAAGTGCTTTGTCTGGGAAGTGTTTATTTTTAATATAACGATCTGTTAAGTCAACAAGCTTGTCAAGTACGCCTTCTGCATAAGTAACAACATGAAACTTTTCGTAATGTTCGCGCAACCCTTCTAGTATTCTTTTAGTATCATCAATTGACGGTTCATCAATATCTAATCTAGCAAAGCGGCGCATCAACGCACTGTCTTTTTCAAACGTGCTTGCAAATTCATCTGGAGTAGTTGCGCCAATAGTACACAATCTACCTTTGCCTAGAATAGGCTTAATCATGTTAGCAACATCAACATTGCTATTGCCAGCTGCACCAGCGCCCATAATCATATGTATTTCATCAATAAATAAAATACTATCTGGGTTAGCTTCCAATGTACCAAGCACTGACTTTAAACGCTCTTCAAAATCACCTCGGTAGCGTGTGCCTGCTAACAAATCACCTACACATAAACTATAAACAGTTTTGTTTTGCAATAATGGGGGAACTTCACCGTCAACGATTCTCTTTGCAAGTCCTTCTGCAATAGCCGTTTTACCTGTTCCAGGTTCACCAACAATTACACAGTTGTTTTTTCTTCGTTGAGCTAGTACGTGAACGAGTTGACTAACTTCCATTTCTCGTCCAATTAGAGGGTCAATCCTGCCTTCTTGTGCTTCTTTATTAAGATTGCTTGTGAACTCATCAACCAAGTCAGCGTCTGATTTATTACGTGTTTTCTTTTCTAAATAATCAGCAATTTTATTACGATCAAATCCATTCATCTCGCAAAAGTATCTTGCAAAACATTCATCTTCAACCATCATGCTAGTTAACAAGTCAATTGGTTCTATGCTTTCCCTGCCGTTAAACATAACATTAGCAAGTGCTCGCTGTGCCACTCGTTCAACACCTGCTGTTTTTTTAGGTCTGCCTTTTGATCCGTTTTCATTGACAAGTCCATTAAGCTCGTTGTTTTCGAGATAACTTAGGAGGTCTTGTTGAATTTTATCAACATCACCTCCTAACTTTTTAACAACACTTGCTATTTTCTCATCAGCTAAAAGGCTATGCATGATGTGTTCATTTGTGACATACTCATGATCAAGAGCAGATGCAAACTCTACTGCTGTGCGTATGATGTCGTCAATTGGCTTATTTTCCATCTATTACTTTACCTCTTAGTTTAGTTAATATAGTTTTATCTTCTTCGTCCACTATTGTTGGTATAAAAATATCTATAATAATATATAAATTTCCTACAATAGTATTTACTGGATTAGGCATTCCAAGTCCTCTTAATCTGACTCTATCTCCTGGCTGTGACCCTGCTGGAACTTCAAGTTTATACGTTTTACCTGATACATGCTCAATTTCTGCCATAGCGCCTGTCATCGCTGATATGGCGTCTATTTTAGTTTGATAAAATAAATCATCATTAGTCCATCCCCAATTAGGAGGTAATGCAATATTAACTATTGCGTATAAATCTCCTGGTGGAAATTCTGGGAATCGTTGTGGTCCCTTACCTGGTACTCGCATACGTGTGCCATGTCTTGTACCTGGTGGTATCTTTATTAGTATGGATCCGTCACGCAAGTCTATGTTAAAGCTTGAACCTGTATATGCTTGCTTTAACGTTACTTGCAAATTGGCCATACTGTCTGGGTTGGCTTGAGGAGCAGGTCGGCTTTGTCTAAACAAGTCATCAAAATTAAATTGGGTTTCTTGATATCCTCCGCCACGACCGAAATGATCAAATGGGTTACCATTTGGATTTGCATCATACTCTGATCTTTTAGTAGCGTTGCCTATAACATCATAAGCTTCTCCAATTTTTTTAAACTGAGTATCATCTCCTTTATTTTTGTCAGGGTGATGCTTATTGGCTAATGTGCGATATGCTTTTTTAATTTCTGATTGGTTTGCGTTTTTGTCAACGCCAAGTGTTTCATAATATGTCATGTTAGTATTATAACAGTGAAGTATTAAATGTCAAGTAATTATATGGAGAAGCTTGTACCGCATCCGCAGGTAGCTTTTGCTAGGGGATTAGCGACGCTAAAGTTTGAGCCCATTAAGCTTTCTGTGTAATCTATAACTGAGCCAACAAGGTATTGGAAGCTTAATGGGTCTATTACGAGTAAATTCTGAATAACAGTGTCATCTTCCATAGCCTCTTCATCAAACTTGAAGCCATAGTTAAATCCAGCACATCCACCACCAGTTACGAACGCGCGGAGCTTACCGTTGTTATCTTTTTGTATTGATTTTATTTTCTCTTTAGCTGCTGCTGAAAGAGTTATTGGGTCTGCTATTTGTACTGTCATTGGTTTTACTCTTATAGTAGTTTAAATATGTCGCCAAACCCAAACAGTGCTGGTTGGTCTTCTTTTTCAGGTGCAGGAACTGTGGCTTCTTCTAATGCTTCACGGCGAGCTTGTGTTTCAGCTAACCACCCTTCCTTGCCTTTAATTTTAGTAGCTTCCATATAGTAAAGGATAATTTCTTGAGACTGTCTGATATACCGTTGTACGTCTTGTAGATTAGCAGCCATATTTTCATATGCTTGCGGTGTCATAGAAAATACAACAAAATTGCCTGGCCCTTGCATCTTTTCTACATTGCTTATTTGTTCTGCTATGTTATCTTCATTTTGATTACGAGTAAGCACGAACCATTCTATAGACTCTATTTGCACTTCCCTAGGCATAGGCGGCGCATATAGTTCTGCTTGAATCACTTCAGTTATAATTTTAACTGGGGGCAATGGTGTCTTGTCATCCTCGCCGCTAAACATACCGCATGATGTTAACAATAATAGTGATGCTATTAAACTAGTTTTGAGAATTAAAGTCAACTTCTACTCCAGTAGTAATATTTATTAAATCCTGAAACACTTCAGCCGTGCCTCTGTTGATACTGCGTTCAATTAATCCTGGCTTTCTTCTAGCCAATTCAGATAAATTGTGTCGTTTAAATATACTTAAATAATCATCACGTTCTCTTTCAATATTAGTATTAACTTGACCGAGAGATGAAATTCTTTCAGCTTGCTCAGATATATTTTTATTAAGACTATTAATTGTTTCTAAATTAAGATTAGCTGCTTGTTCCATAGTTGTAACTTGTTGCGAATAAGTTGCAAGATCAAGAGATTGAATTGCAATTGAGCGTTCCAGACTATTAATTGTACGATAGTGATAAGCAATACCAATCGCCATAATAAACACAGCACCAAACGTTAAATAAATCTTTAACATGCTTTTGATACTAACACAGCTGATGTAGATGGATTATAAATAACAATATAATTGTCGATAGGCAATGCGTTCATTTCTCCTAACATGCCTTTAAGTTTAATAAAAGCATTTCTATCAAAATCCGATTTGATAGCCGCCTCGTTAATACCTAAGTCCTTGAGTACTGATGGGCCATGGCCAAATGATACGATTTCTAAAGTTGCACTATGTTTGTTGTCTTTCATATTTAAAATACGTTCTTTTATTGATAAATTTAATAAATTACTGTCCTTAAAAAATTCCATAATGTCATCTTCGTCAGCAGTATTATTTACTTCTGATTCCATTTTTTCATTTTCAAGCTTTTCTTTAAACTCTTCTGCTGAAATGTAAGTATTTTCATCTTCTTGAACATATCCTTCAGCTTTGTCAAGTGGAATAAGGTCAGCAGTATAAGGAGTTTGAATTTCCCAACGTAACTTACCTGATAGTCTTTCAATCTCAGACACTATTGCTCTGACGTTATCTAGTAATTTTCCATCTCTGTCTAATTCAACAAATACCATAAAAAATCCATCATCATTTGGATTTGGTGAAACTTCGATATCTCTACTGCTGACAGTACTTGTATTTAAAAACACATAAAGGTCGTTGCCAGGAGATTGTTCCATCAAGTAAAACCCAATAACGGCCACTTCATTTTCATCACCAGTTTTTGGAAGGAATTCATCAAAGCTAATTTTCTTTAACATGGTATCTTGTAAATCGTTTTCTCTAAGTGACATTAAAATGCTCCGGGTTGTGAATTAAGGTCAGCTGATCCCATTTCATCGCTCATGGTTTCAACTGGTTCTTCTGTTTGTAACTCTGCATCTATGCCAGCATCTTCCATATCAACAAATGCATCTTCATCTGCTTCAACAGCATCCATGTTAAACTCGTCAACATATCGCCTTGGCATTTTTACACTCACTACCCATACTGGCTTAGTATCAGTTTTTGCTTTGTATCTTGGTGACCCATCTGGTCGCTGTTCAATTACAAGATCATCAAATTTGCGAGGCTTGCGTGGTGTTATGAGTGTGTCTTTTTCATAACTAACTAAACATTCTCTAGCCAGCAAACGTCTTGCACCTTCCGGATCGGGCATTTCCTTGTAATCATACATTAATTTTACTGTAATGTAATGGCGCGTAAGAAATGGGCCTGCTAGTATTTCGCCTTGATCCCAATTCTTATACGCATATAGTTCGATACTGTCTAGTACCTTTTCAAACTCTAAAAGCATATCAAGTAACGTGTTCGTTTCTGACACTTTCTTGATTTGATCATTTAACATTTTAACTGCAATAGACATATAAATTTAACTCCTGTTACAGCTATTTATCTATTTCCACAGTTTCATTGTCTAAATTTAACCAAATTCAAAATACTGATCAAGTATTTCTTGTCTAGGATCGCCGTTCTTCATAGCCATAGCTTCGAAGCTCTCACACTCGTATTCCCACCATTTCCATTTTAAATTTGGATGACCTGACCAAACTGGACTTACATTTCTTCCAGAGCATCGTTCAATAACAATTTCTACAGTGGTTTTTAAGTGACAGTAAGCACTATGTGGTATATAAAAATAATGAAATTTATTCAAATATTTATTATATGCAGCAATCCGTAGCGCCCCTGTTTTGGTAGCTACGTTTCGCACTTGAAAGCTATTAACCCAGCGGCCAAGCTTTTTGTGATTATTACGAGCACAGCTAACAACAGTTTTAGTGTCAGACCCATCTTGATGATCTCTGCCGGCTTTACTGTCGCCTGGTACTCCATTAACACTGGTTACAGCAAGTTCTACCATGCGGTCCCGTTGCAACAACCCAACTTCTGCAATTTCATGCAATGATGCACTTGCTTGGTGTGTGAGTGGAAGGTATTTTCTGAACTTTTTTAAAAATGTTGTATCATATTGGATACAATTATCAGTACTAGCCATTATTGGTTATTCCTTATTATTATTATTTAACATAGCGTCCGCATTTGGACTGGTTAAGTGGTATTACAGGGTATTACAGGGTTTTTAGTGTTTACTTTTTCTCCTTGCTTTAGGTTGTGTTGAGTCAGTTGCTGATGTAAGGTAATCGCCATTTAATATAGTTTTAACATTATGGCAAATGTTACATATATGTGATAAATTTGTCAACGCATTATTGCTGTGATTGCCATCTATATGGTCTGTAGTAATAACTACCCGAACAGCACGGTTTCGCATAATTGGATCTTTAATATTTTTGATTGCATGATGCTCCATTGCGTCCATACCGCAATCTGAACAAATACTAGTTTTTCCTATAGTGTATGGCTTTCTCGAATTTGATAAGCCACCATACTCATGAATTTCCATTGAATGGTCGCGACATAACGTATCTGACCCAGGGCCAAGATATGGCGACAACATCAAAGAACATCCGTCTACATGACAAGTCCCTTTAAGGGCACGCGCAAGCGCGGCCCCTGTTTTAGCAGTATCAATAGCTAAATCTCTCATGCTTGTAACTCCGCTGCTGTAAATTTATACTTAAAATTACCAGTTAGTTGTGGCGTCTTACGGGAAAATCCGTTTGCTTTAATTGTTTGTAATATCCAAGCAGGTGCTACTTGTGTTTGGTTACATCTTGCTTTTAACAGTTGTGGGTCAACCCCAGCTGCTATTTGGTTTGCCTTCAAAGCATTATAAGATCGCATTACTTTGCCGTGCTTATCAAATTTACCGCGACCTTTATTGTTCCAAGTATTCTTAGTAACCTTGTGTAGTACATCTACAAATTCTTCAATCCATGTAATATCAACTTTAATACCTGCTTGCCGAGCAAACATAAAGATATGCGCCATGTTATCCATTTCTAAAGGTTCTACGTGATAATTAGGCCTTGCTAATCCATGATACTTAATTACGTTAATAATGTCTACTGCTTTAAACTTCCGGTCATTGCATACCTCAGTATAACGTGAAAGGGCACCGGGGCTTTTATGGTCCGCGCGATTTTCATCTGAGAAAAACATGTTGTTGTTTTCTAATTCAGTTTGAAATGATTCTATTCTTCTATAATACGGTCGATCGGATCCATCAAGTCTAACAGCATATGTAATTTGTTCTGCCAAGTCACACTTAGTTAATGGACGTTGCAATGAACCATCGTTATTTGAAATAAATCTATTTCGTATTGCTTCTTTATTGTTTGAGGCAAACATCTGTCCTGGAACACGCACTGTTGCAAACGCCTCGTCTAGTGTTTTACCAAAAAAGTACACGGCCACTAGAGTAAGTACAGTAGCAGTTTGTTGCCCGTCCCATACACACGTCCTGCCTTCTACTACATTCAAGCTAATTGAATTAACTAGAAACGGACTAAAGTTACCACCAATTTGACAAATCCAATCTTGCACTTGTGGGCGCTGAGATGTTTTATCAATATCTAAACTTGAGATAGGCAATAGTCCTTCACCGCATCCTACTAAGTGTGGATACAAGTCTTCAAATACTTTATAGTTAGGATTTCGTCTTTTGAATTCTTTGCCGTACTCTTTATACAAGAGAGGTACATGAGGGTTAGCAGCTAAGAATGATTCCATTCTTTCTCTAAAAGTAACGTAAATATCTAAATTACCTACATTAAACTTTTCGTTTACTTCGTCTGCATATGAGTCAATAGTTTGCTTTTTTTGTGGCTGAGCCATCTTATTTTCCTTCTTATTTTTATTTAACATTTTGTCCGCATTTGGACTGGTTAAGGTGTAAGTTGCGTATCTGCTACTTACTTGAATATATTAGCATTATCTTTAAGAATGTCAAGATTTTGGGGCAAAATATCGTACTAATTAGTACTAATTAAACATTAATTAAGTACTATTTTATACCTCTATCTATCGTTGGTAAATAATACTGTAATATGATGCATACTAAAAACAAACTACACATTTCAGCCCGCACTGGTAATAACACCCGTTGCGGTTTTTTTACGGCTACAGGAGACGTATTATGTCAAGGAAAGCTAGAAAGGAAAAGTGCAACAAATTTAGGAAAAATCACAAAGGGGATAACAATTTGACAGTGATAGATGGAGGTTTTCAATCCCGAAGACGCCAAAATGAAGTAAACATTATACCACGTAACTTCTCACAAGATGAATTACTTGGCTACCTAGAGGACGACAACGTAAATATCATATTCGCTGTTGGGCCAGCAGGAACAGGAAAGACACTCATTTCCACACTAGCAGGTATCAAACTGCTTAAACAAAACAAAATAGACAAATTTATTGTAACTCGCCCAGCAGTTTCTGTTGATGAAGAGCATGGTTTCCTTCCAGGCACACTTCAAGAAAAAATGGCACCATGGGTTATGCCAGTAATGGACCAATTTGAAAATTACTATGCACCAGATCAAATTGAATACATGCTGAACGACAATAAAATTGAAATAGCACCGCTTGCTTACATGCGTGGGCGCAACTTTGCTAACTCGTATGTTATTGCAGACGAATGCCAACTTACCACTCCAAGTCAAATGAAAATGTTACTTACACGTATCAGTGAAGGTAGTAAATTAGTTATAACTGGAGATTTGGATCAAGCAGACCGAGGTGACGACAATGGACTTAAGGATTTCTTGGACCGTATCGAAAATAAGAATTCTGACAGAATCAAAGTTGTTAGATTTGATTCAAGCCAAATTGAACGACACCCTGTTGTAGAAGAAGTATTAAATATTTATAAGTAATTATCAGTACGTAATATGGCAAACAATGTCTTGTTGTTTTGCCATATTACGATAAATAATACTATGAGATTATATGAACTATTAACAATCAAAGACAAAAATTTAATAATACAAAATAATATGGAGATCGTACATGATGTTAATGTTGGCGATTACACATTAGCCTTAATTCGTGAACTAGGCATGTATCAAGTATCCTTATCTAGACAAGGATTAGATGTAGTTTCAAAACAAGCCCAAACTACAAAAGTGCCACTAGAAGTTCCAGCGTCATATGAGCATTTAGACTTAGTTTTTAAAAAAATAGCAGAATGGGTTGATGCTTACCAAGCTGTAGCTATTGGTAGCCAAGATCCCAATAAAGAACGAATCTATAATAAATTATTTAAACGATATGGACCAAAATACGGTTTAAAGTCAAGGATAGTTCGTGTTGGTAACGAGAGTCATTTAATTGTTTCTAAACAACCGCAACAACCTGCTAATTAAACGGCAATTTTCAGTTTTTTAACATTCCTAATTCAATCAAACAAGCTGCCAGATTAATCTCTGGATCAGCACATAGTGCTTCTTTTGCCATGCTATTGCGAATAGTAACTACTGCCATGTCTTGTTTTTCTTCAGTATCTCCCCATAACTCTAAATTACGATACATAAATTTATAAACATCCTCGTACTCTTCAGGTCTTGCTTGCGTGCAGATTAATGTCCTTGCTTCTTTAAATTGTCCAGCCTTGAATAGTTCAATTGAGTTAATCATCCAATCGCTAGAGCCGCCATCACCTTCCTGTGGACGCTGTAAGACGCCATCTACCACGTTTTGTTGTACCATGTTAATACACTTGCGTAGGTCGGGGTATGTTGCTTGTACGTAAGTGTCGAGCGTCTCTAAGTCTATATCTACATTTTCCTCAATACAAATCTCTGCGACTCTAGCAGTAACACCATTTACGTCTTGATTTTGAATTTTAAATCCTTGACATCTACTGTGTACAGCAGGTAAAATACGTTGTGGGTAATTACAGGTTAGCATAAAGCGGCAATGAGCTGTGTTGTCTTCCATAACACCACGCAAGATTGCTTGTGCGTTAGGAGTTAAATAATCAGCCTCATCTAACAATACGTACTTCATATCACCATTAAATGACATTAGTGTTGCAAAATCTAAAATTCTATTTCGTATTGTTTCTACATTGTTTTCGTTACTTGCGTTAATTTGCATGAAGTCTAGTTTATTAACCTTCAACTCATTCATTAACAATTTGCATATTGTAGTCTTGCCAGTGCCAGCAGCACCACTAAATAATAAATGAGGCAGGGCGCCTTCATCTACCCATCCCTGTACTTGTCTTCTTTGTGTTTCATCTTTAAAAACGTAATTGGCGATATTTTGAGGGCGATATTTTTCAGTCCATAATTCGTGCATTAAAACTTTTCCTTTATTCTTATTATATAATGAAAGTGTAGTCTTGTCAACTACTTACGTGTGGTTTTGTTTGATTCGATTGCTTGCTGTAACACAGATAAATCTACATCACAGTCCTGTGCGTAGGTTATTAATGCATCTGTATCTTTAGGAAAGCACATACCACCAAACCCAAATTGTCCATCTGCACCTGGTACTTGCATGTGACTGTTTCCTACTCTGGGGTCAGTAGTTACGATTTTCGTAAATTCGTCCCACTGTATGGTAGAATTACTTTCTTGGTGTAACTGATAAAACTCATTCATAAATGACACTTTAGTAGCCAACCAAGAATTCAAAAAATACTTAACTAAGCTAGCAGATGCGATATCTGTTTTGTATACAGGGCAAGCTTTTATTTTTGTATTATGCTTAATAAATCGTTCAACATCATGAATGTCATCAACACGTCCACCAAAAATATGAAATTGTGGATGTAACATATCATGTAATGGGTTGGCTTCTCTAATAAATTCAGGAAAATATACAAATCTTAATTTAGCGTACCGTTGCATAAATCTTTCTAAATGTTCTGGAGTCATTGTGCTTTTAATAGCAACTATTCCGTTGTATTTACTTTGTGCTAAAGTGTCTAAGTAATAATTAAAACATTCAATGTCTATTCTACCGTCTGGCTGTGTTGGTGTAGGGAGACAAATAAATGTAATATCTCCATCAGTACTAAAATTAACATGTTGTTTGTGGGCGGGGTCTACTACTGCGTAACTTACATCTTTAAAAGTGCCAATAAAGGCACCACCAACAATTCCAGCGCCTACTACTGCTACTTTAAAATTAGATTTTGTCAACTCGGATAATCCCATATTGAGGTAGTGCAACTTGGCACCCAATTCGCATAGTGACCTTGTGTACCAAGCTCATCATGCGCTTACTTTTGCCACATATTATTGTGTGTGGTAAGTCTTCTTGGTTTTGTAAAATAAAATTTTCTACTAATCTTTCTACTTCACTGTGTGTTACTCCGTGCAGGTCTAGTTTCATCTTACGTTTGCCTCATTTCCTATACCGGCAAGTGCAAAAAAGACACCAAGCATTAGCCACCATGGAACTAGTTGGCCCCATATTACTCCTGCTATAATTACAATGCCTAACAGTCCCATTGTTCCCGCACCGCTTGATGAGATTGGCAATTTCATTCTAATATTTTCTTTGGAGCGTCTACTGCATTATTTCCTAAGTTAAATGATTCAGGCTTTTCATCACTGATCATTAAGCAAGCATCAGGATCAACCTTCCATATTTTTTCACGCGGAGATAATCGCTCATCACTAATGTTAATACCTTCAGTCCATCTGCCATGCTCAACAAGTACCCAATCACCTTCATTTAAGTCGTGTATTTTAGGACCAACAGTTAACACTCGGAACCATCGCGATACTACGCCATCAACTGTACCAGTTGTACTTTTAATTATAATGCCTGATTTGGTAGTAGCATCACCAAAATCACCTTCCCTGCATAAAATATGATCGCCTATTGCTTTAATTTTCATTGAGATTTACCTCGTATAATTGTCATTTCTTTTTCTGGTGCATTTTCTCTAATCCAAGTTAATACAATCTCGTCTAGTTTGGTCTGTTCCTCTTCAGTAATGTCTGTAATTTTTAATACAATTTCAGCGGCCAAAGAATTAATAAGCTCCTTCATTACGTTGATTTGATGAAGGGACTCACAGTCGGCTATTAGCTCGCTTGTTGCAGCAGCATGAAGATTAACTTTATCGAATATTATTTCAAGACGTTGTTCCTTCTTGCTAGCCGTGTATGACAATTCTATGTTTCTCATTTTTTCTTTCCTTTACTTTTAACTATCCTGTCTGTTTCAGAATAAAATGGTACCATTTCGATATCACCATTTGGTAAAGTAACCTCATTGTGTCCTAAAGGCTCAATTTCGTCTGGCTCATCAAACTCACTTGGCTGTTGAGTACGGAAATTTTCTTTTGCAGTTGCCGCAGTTTTGGGCTTAGTTAACGGATTTGAGGTAACATCAGTCTTTATGGGACTATTTTGTACACTAGTAGCAATACTAGTCGTTGTGTTGTCTTTATAATAATTCCTAACCCGGTCCTCGTTGCTTTCGATAATTTTACCGCCAGCACCTAATCGATTACCTTTAGCATCAATGCCCATATTGCCTACAGCAGGTATACCGCCTTGTTGCGCCAATAGCGCGTCAAAATCTATGATTTGTCCTCTGTTTGATCTACGTTGTACCATTACTTTAAAAATTCCTTTATGTCTAAATTAAATCGAACTGAATCGATTTTGTGTATTCCTATTAAGTACAATACGTATGAGGCAACTGAACTACCTCTACCTACGCCCCATACTAGGTTGTTTTTCCGCATTTCGTCAACTATATATATACATAATTGAAGTATTGGAAGTAAATTCCTGGAAGCAAACATAGCTAGTTCCATTTCTACTCGTGCGCGGACATCTGTCTCTACTGCATCGGTAACTAGACTTAAAACATAATCTACCACATCAATATCCTTATACATTTGTGGCATATTAAATTGTTTGCTCCAGGAAGGTTTACTCAAAAGCGGTGCAATATCTAACTCGAAACAAGTATTGTTGTGTTGTATTATATTGTCAAAGGGCACTCGAGAAATATTTCTACCCCTGTATAACAATTCTATACCTTGTTCTTCTGTTGCTATTTCTACTTTGTTAACCATTCGCTATTATAACACATTTTTATTTTTTGTCAAACTATAGTTGGTTCCCACTTGCCCTTTTTCTTAGCTTCTGCCAAATCAATAAGCTCTGCAGGTTTAGTTGGTTCGTCGTCAAACAATGAGTTAATCTCACCATCAATAATAGATAATTCTATTTCACCAGCAGATTCAATTTCAGATCTAAATATTTTTAATGATTTAGCATCAGCGGCTTCATCATCAAACGTTGAAATGTCATAACGTTGCCACCAAGGAATAGTGTAAAGACTGAGTTTGCTTACCCATTCTTCAACATCAGGTAAGTTGTATTCAGGTTTTGGTTCAGGTATTAAATCATAACCTACGTCAGTTTCTAAGTCTTTTAGTGATATTTGGTCTATAAACGTTGACTTTCCGCACAACACAGACATTTTAGAATGAATTGCTTCAAGTAAAGTAGTTTCTGAAAAATCAGGTAAAGTAATAAAATTGTTGTCAGCTTCAGAAAACATTTTTTTCATCCTTACAGCATCGTCTACTGTGTATGAAATAGACGAATCTAATATTGACTTAACAAAAAAGTTAACTTTCATGAATGCTTTGTTTTGATTTTTTGAAGTAGTAACTATGTCATCTCCATCTATTGGCAATGAAAACATACTATAAGATATTTCATAATTTTTAATATCAATGAATTTACTATAAGAATCCATACATATCAATTTAATCGTGTGTTTTTGCTTTAATCTCATTGAGTTCATTTATTATCCTTTAAAAAAGTAGTATATGCATCTATTACTGCTATTGTTAGTTCTTCTTTTGATTCATATTCTACTACTGTACTTTCTATTTCTCCAAGATCAATAATATCTGGTGTTTGATCTGTTTTGAGACTTGTTACTGCTATTTTGTCTTGATATATTGCATCAGCTGTTTCAATAACATCTGACATTTGATTAAACATTGGTGTGCCAGGCCGTAACATCATTAACTTAGATCTTAATCCTTGTATTTCAGTGAACAGTTTTCCTTGCTCCATACTTAAATATTTTTGCCAATAATCCATCATGATAATATTATTTCCGCTAACATTATTTTGAACTCTAACAGTTCACTTTCTTCTTTAAATCTAAATTCACAACCAAGCAAATTGGATCGGGGTTCAGAAACAAATCGCGATTGGTAATCAAACGGTTGTCTTAGTCCCTGTGTTTTTAATCTAAAAACTGCTTCTATGTGTATTAACTTGTCTTTTGTGTAATAAACACAATGTGAAGTTCCTATCCATTTATCCCATAACTCATTGCGATGATCTGCCCTACTACTTAGTGTAGGAGAAACAGTACCAAACGCCTCTATCATCCTATTATCTGGAAACAAATCCCTAGCTATGCTACTCCTTGGTACTGGCTTGGTCATAATACTGTAAACTTTCCTCTGTTATTTTTAAATAATTATTGCGTTCTCTAAAAATAAGGTTAACATTAATCATACCGTTAGGTATATAATTTTCTATGCTATAACTATTTTTGTTTCCAAACGCCTTACAATTATATCCTTTTATTTTATGGGCAATCTTGCTAAACGATTCCACTTGATTATCTTTAAATTCCATTAACTCTATTTTATTTATGAGCATATAACTAGTACATTTAAACACATCAGCTGTGTCTATGACAATAGTACCAACACCACTGTTGGTTTTATTCTCTACAAATATAGAAAATTGGTTGTTTGGTAATATGTACCGTGTATAGTTATTTAACTCTGATGAGGATTTTGCCATGCGATTTATGATATCAATAGTGGACTGATCATTAGTATCAATAACTACACCAGTAAAGATAGCAAATCCAGGATTTGCTATCTTACTTTCGTCCAAAATTTCATAGTTATCGGCAAATTGATCAATGCCATTTGCTGGCAAGAGATAAAAATTGAAGGTGTTTTCATCATTACTAATAACATAAAAGTCAGTGTAAGGGTCAATACGAGCATCATCACATTGATCTAATTGTTCTTGGTCGACCATTAGACCAAGGCCAGTTATTCCTTCAATGCTTAACTCGTGGTTGTCCTTCAATAAAAGAATGCACCTGTTTTGGGCCCATACGGTAATATTGCTATGAGCGTGCCTGCACCGGCAAACAAATCCTAATGCAGTCAAGCTAGCAAATAAGTATACTGGGTCCTTTTCTACTGAATTGTAACTATATTCAAAAAAACTAAAATTGCCCAACTACACAAACCCCTTAAGGGTTTGATTTTTAAAATACATCATGTATGTGTCCCTTTACTACTATTTAACAAAAAAGGTAAAAATATATTTTAACGTTTTTCGATAATACGGTCAATTAGTCCAAATGCCAATGCTTCTTTAGCAGTCATGAAGTTGTCTCGATCGCCAGCTGCTGTCATTTCATCAAACGTTTTCCCTGCACTGTTATGATAAACATAAAGTTCAGCAAGTTCTCGTTTAATTCGGATGATTTCTTCAGCTTGGATTTGAATATCACTAGCTTGTCCAGCTGACCCGCCGCTTGGTTGGTGTACCATGTGTCTTGCATTAGGTAACATAAATCGCTTACCAGGTGATCCTGCTGTTGAAAGTAGACTACCCATACTAGCCGCTTGACCCATAACAATAGTAGTAATTTCTGGCTTAATATACTGCATAGTATCATAAATGGCCATACCTGAAGTAACTACGCCACCTGGTGAATTGATATAGAGGCTAATACCTGCATCTTGGTCTTCAGCTTCTAAAAATAAAAGCTGGGCGCAAATGCTGTTGGCTCCATTGTCCTCTACTGGTCCGTTTAAAAAGATGATTCGTTCCTTTAGCATACGACTATATAAGTCATAACTACGTTCACCTGCGCTTGTTTGTTCTATTACAAAAGGTACGATGCTCATTTAATTTCCTTTGGTTAGTTGTTTAAATTTATTTAAAATTGCTTGTATTAATTGCTTATCTTCTTTAACAAAATGTTTGCCTAATTCAGAAAAATCAGACCAAACTGTTTCACTTAGTTCTTTTGCTGTCATACCGTCTAAAATTTCACACATCATAACACCAATGCCACGATTTTGAAAATTACCACCTTGTATGTGGAATTCCCATCCTACTGGAGTTTCATTGGCATCAAACCACATTTCACTGGAGTAACCCCTCACACTAGATGAGTATGAAGTTGGTTCAGTTGATTCTGTATGGTGCTCTCCTAAATTAAGGAGGTGCATGTATTTTCCTTGACCGTCTAAATGTTCTAATATTTGTACATATGTTTTAATGTTATTCATATCATGTATTATACATTATTTTTGTGTATTGTCAAGCTTAGGCAAGAATGCCTACGTATTTAAGGCAGGCACTCAATGGGGGTTATATAGCGGTTAGTGCTACGCCCATAGCATAAAGCATACTCATGGCAAACATGCCAGTTAGTATTAATTCACAAATTAATCCGTCTGGGCAGATTTTTTTTGCGAAAGCTTCAATCCTACGGGAGAAGTTTAACCTATCAGTTTTGATAGACATAATATTTTCTCCAAGTTCTAATTGCATTAGCAACCTGTTTCATAGCCCGTTACCGGCGCTACTCAAGTCGTCCAATGTGTCCTACTTTCGTAGCAACACTATTCCAAGGGATCTCCTCGAAATTTGGCTTACCTTGTTGTGGAAGTAAGGTATGCGTGACTTCCAATACTATTTATCTGATTGTGTTACTATGAGTTACAAACCTGGGCCATTTCGCCCTAAGTGTTTTTAAAATTCTTGGCTTCATTCTTTATTTAATTCCGGCTAAATGCTTAATCCTATAAAGACATAGATAGTGGTGGTCAGAAAGGACATCATCATTACTAACACCGCAGTAAATGCATTCCGCGGCAAGTTTCCGTTCTGCGATTTCTAGTTTGTCTATTGTCCAATCTAATTTCTCATTTTCGTCAGTAACACCAAAGATGCTAGTGTTTTTATATTTTTTAGTCATTATGTTTACGGTCTTTGTGTGATAATTTTAATTGTAGGGCAATATTTGTTTTTCCATCCATCGTATGCTATTTTAGTATTTTCTGAAAACAGATTAATTGACCCTCCAGGTGACTTAATTACGCAACAAATAATATACTCTAGGGCTGTTAATATCAAAAATAGAATACCTAAAGTAATAAACCCTAAGATTGTGACTGTTAAAACATACAATCCCATACTGCCAAATGCTGTTAGGATTGATAAAAAGTCAAATCCAACAACATCAGTTGATTGTCCAATTAACGTTAACGCGCATACATAAGTCATACCAATTATAACGATAGCGGCAAGTGTAATAAGTACAAAGTTTAATACTCCCTGCCAAAAGAGTTTACAGTAATTATTGTCACGCGTGTCAATGGACATCAAACCACCCATAGTTAAAAATTTCCACATGAATGATCGGTCATCTATTTCTATTTGATTCATACTAAATGTTTCCTTTTAATGTACACTGTATTGATTGATTAAAATTTTCATAATTCACACTGTTACTTATTCGTGTTATTCCCGATCTATATTAAATTTTAGTTGATTTCCGTAGGATCTACGATCACCATACTTAATAGGTGTGTTTCGGATCATGTAAAGTACTTCTTTAACAAACCTAGCAACAGCAATATTTTCTTCTAGTATCAATTCTTTTACTAGTTTTGATGAAGCACTTGTATCCCACTTTGCAATCCCTTTAGCTTCTAGGTATGCAAATATTAATCCTCTTTTTTGTGTCCGTCGGTCCCATTGGCCAGTAGTTGTATATCCCTTGGTTCCCATTTTCGACATATCTTTTAGAATGTGATAATATGCTCTTTCCTCTGAAAAATAGCCACTCTCGTCATCTTTATCATCGATCATTGCAATCAAATATGCTTTAATTTTTTTAGCTGACTTCTTAGCTTCTGCTTTTATTAAAGGTTCATATTTATTAACAGCATCCTCGAATTCTTTTAGGTAGTCCTTTGTGTCTGATATGTTAACACTTATCCTACGCTCAGCATTAGACACTTTGTCTAATGCTTTGTATGTTAACCAACCGGGACCAGTAATACTAGCCCAAGCGCCTGTTAATGAATTGCAACCGCAACATGCACCAGAGCCTGCCATACGTATGGCAGTTCCAGACCCATAAGAAGTTCCAGTTTCTATCATAGCTTTGGATTTGCCATTGTTATTAACAGCAACTATGAGTGATCCGCACCGTAATGCTTCTTTCGCCGCGCCCTTCGTTGGTACTAATTCAAATTGAGTATCATGATTTAGTCTTAATTCTCGATGAATATTACCAATATCAGCTACAGAAACGCCAATGTTTGTTAATTGTGATGATCTCTTATTCATAATTTTTACCTAACAGTCCTTCTTCAAATATTACTTTGTTTATTTAAATTCCTGATTGGTAAATGTAATCCAGCAATATAAGGAATGGGAGAAAACAAATTGCTATCCAACTTGCTAGTTCTATTAATTTTAATGATATAAACCACAATATAACCGCCAACTTACTAACTACCCCGTAGTTATTAAATTTGACTCCGTACAATTTAGATTCAGTAGTATGCCGAATAAACTTGCTGCTTAGAACTGCTAAAATTAATGCTACAATAAATAAATAAATATACATTGTTATGTTTCCAGTAACGCAAGGGCATCTGTAAACGCCGCCTCTTGCTCTTGTATTTTAATTAAGTCGTCTGCTTCAAACTTGTCTAAGCGGAATTCCTTAAAACGTGGTAAGTATAGTGAAAACATATTAGGATTAGACCTGCTAGAAGTTACACCGTTGCATTTCATTGTAAATATAGCTTTCTCATTTACAGCTCTATCTGCACGCGATTTGCCATTTAATGCCTCTAGGTCTCTAATCCAGCCTACTCGTTGTTGTAAACTGTATCCGCCACCACACCTAACTTCAATCTTGCCGCATTTACTTCTAGCAAGGAATCCACCTAAGTTGTGTTCGTGTTGGTGTCCTGCATGGCCGTAATACCATGCAACCACTTCCATTTCAACTTCAATTACAACTTTTAGTTTAACCATATCGGTTGACTTGCCGTCTTTCCAGCAAGCTGAAGGACTTTTAAGAATAAGTCCTTCTTCACCACGGTCACGCACGTCTTTAAAATGGTCTACAATGTCTTGCACTGTAAGACAAAGTCTATCTTCAGTAAGCTTAATACGTATACCTGGAGACACTTTTAAGAAAACAGTTAAACGATCCAAGCATGTTTGATAAGGAGTAGTAGATTTAATTTTGAGGCATTTTGGATTCCATTCACTTAGTGGAAGCATGTTCCACGCCGCAATATGGATTTTGCTTAAGTCTTTGTCATCACGGTTCATATAACCATTTGATGCTTCTCGCGCCATTAACTTTCCATCATCACCAGTAACAAGAGCCTCACCCATTATTACAAATTCGCCATTAGCTCTTGCTTCATTTATTAAGATGCTATCACGGCTTGGGTCATTAATGGGAAGTTCGTTTCCTACTCGAGAATAGTATGTTACTGTTTCTGTTGTTACTACAGCATCACAATACAGTCCATCTGATTTGAGCTGTGAACGAACTGGTAGTTTTAATTTCTTCAATACGGCTGTACTAAATGAACTACATTTATTATATGGATGAACTGGAATTAAGTTCTTCCATACCTTATTAGTTGTACTTGAGGAAAAGCCTGATCTCAAGTCTTTCTTAATAACACGCGCAAGCACTTCTGCATCTTCGTTTGTAAGGCGAGACATAACATGCAGTAATTCATCCTTAGCTGTATTTCCTGTAACTTTACGGGTAACAAGGTTATCTGTAATCCAACTAATCGCTTTACTTAACGGCATATCACCTGAGAAAGACTCAGGCATGTCAAATTTCTTAATATTATATGCAGTAGTAGTAGTTTGCGAAGCCGTTAATACAGATTGAAACAGATCATTAAATGGGCTGGACTGTATGCCACGCAAAATGTCTTGCTTGGCATTTTTACCCGGCTCAGCTGCAATAGTTTCTAAAAGTGATAGTATGGTTGACATGTTTTCCTTTCCTAGCTGTTTAATATGCAGATAGTATAACAGTTAATAGTAATTAGTCAACAATAGAATTTAACCTACTTGGAAATACATTACATTACACTTTTACTAATGTAATCTCAATTTCAGGTATAGTAGATAACACTTCATTCGATAGAGATGGCAGCATCTCGTCTGGGACTAGTGCGGCGGTATACTCTCCCCACTTATGTTTTTCTAATTCATACAGATTACCATCATATTCAAACTGATCTGGTTTTAAGTACACGTGATTATACCTCACAGTGTTGCTATAAATACTGCAAAAGATGTCAGATTTAAACCCGTCACATCCATGGATGAGTGGTATTAACACGCAATTATTTTTACTTAAGCTAGCAATTATTTTTTCACATTCAGCAGTTGCACTAGCCACCGCAGACGCAGAATCAAAATGATATAGTCCATCTATTGCAGGAACTAAATATTTAATTATATCCCCAGTTGACAAGGTGATTGCAATTTGAGGACGATACGTAATAATTTCCTTACATGGAACAGTTATAAATTCGTTCTCAACTTTTTTCTTACGCTTAAAATTAAACATTACATGCATCCTGTTCGACTACATAACTTAACAATCACGTAATTACCTTTCTTTCTAGGATTTTCTGACTTTATATATTCAGCCCAAGATACTGCATGTTCGTAAGAAACTAGAGGACGGCAGCAAGACTCGTATTTCATTGCTCTACTTGGATTAGATGAACATTCTCGCATCACTGTATATCGTTCGTTTGTTTCTAAAGCTTCCTCGGTCAGTTCTGGTAGTTGTGTACTCATCGTCTATTTTCCTTTGGTGGGTTTCCGTGATTTCCTTGATATGACTCAGCAGTGCTATCGCTGCTTTCAGCTTCTTCTGCTAAAATTGCATCATCTACTATTTTCGCCACTGCATTTATTGTCATTGCTACGAATATTTCAGCATTACTTCTTTCACCTGGGTCTCTTATTCTGTTAATGTACCGATCCATCCATTCTAATGATTCCGGAACGTGATATCCTTTGCGCTTTTTAATTGGGTTTTTCATTGAATGCTTTTCCATATTAGTGTAAAAATAGTATACAGTAGAAAAAGAAAGGTGTCAACTGTTAAAACTTAGGATAAATTTTTGAGTGGTGCTGGCGGGATAATCCAATTGGAAGCCTTGGGGTCAAATTTTACACCGTTAACTGTGATTTGTATATTAGTATAAAAATTATAGTTAGGCATACCTGGAAAGGTACTACTGTGTGATAGGATCATAATACTCCTTAAAGAATGCAGGCACTTCCCCTGCGCGTCTCATAAGCATGAAAAGAGAGTAAGTAATTATTTAGCCATTAGCTAAGGCTAATGCCCGGTAGCCAGCAGCCACTACAGCTCTTGACGGCTTGCCGATACGGTAGAACGTTTTAATACGTCCTTTTGTGTCTGTATGCTGGTTGGCATAAATCGCGTAACCTTTCATACGCAATGCGCTAACAGTGGAACGTGCGTTACCTACGCTGAAGCGTGCTTCGATTTGAGCAGCGGTTAGTCCTTTAGTAAAGGCAAGACTTTCTACCTGAAGTGCTTCAAGCACTCTGCTTTCTTTTGTATTAGACATCTATATGTCTCCTTTAATTACTGCCTAATTGCAGTTAGTTTATATTATACACTAAATTAATAGTATGTCAAGTTTTTAGAACGGATTGCCGTTGCCACCGCGATTGGTATTCATAATGGCACGCCTATTCATTAGGTTTGTGAACTCAGTGAGATGAAAGAGCATTTCCCGATATTCGTCTTGATGCTCCATTCCAATAGTTTCCTTTTTCAATTGTGCCAAATCTATGCGCATATTATCTAATTCAGCTGTCAAATTACGAATATTTTCTGCTAATTTAATATTGCAGTTTAGTGAATGTATAATGCCATCATTTCCAACTCTCGGCCCGCCACAATATTCACAAGTACCAGCTAATTTGTTTTCCACCCTAGTTATTATATCCATATTAATATTATGCCTTAAACCCTGATAATTTTAATAAGTACTCGGCTGCATCTGTTCTTGTCTTAAACCCGTCCATTAGTGAGATACGCTTGCGAACAGTTATTGGAAAATCATATAAACTGTCGTGTGTTAATACTGCTGTCCAATATTTCCCTCGTCCTCGTGTGTCCATTCGAAAGATGCTCCCAAATTTAATTATATCATCTCCACTGCCCACATAGAATTGGAATTCAAAGTCTCGTATTTTTTTATAATGGTAATCTAAAACTTTCCCGTCATGAATAAGTGAATACATGTTATGATCCTGGTACGTAATCACTACCAAACATTTCACATGCCTTGTCAAACCCTTTCCAGCACGCCAGCAACTCAGCACCGGTAGAATGTGGATTCTCTTTCAATGATACCGATAATACTCTACCATGGAACATGTATAGATTAACATACATACCTGTTCCGTCTTTTGCGTAAAAGGCCTCTGGTGCTCCTCTCTTCCTCGGCCTAGATTCTAAAAATACGTAACCATCATCAAGTAGTGCTGTTGCAGCTTCTTCCTGTGTTTTACACTGTTCTACTAATTTGAATACTTTGGTCGCAGCTTCTTCATCCTTCAAATATGTACTGAACCATAGGTTCTCATGTTGTCCGTGTAACCGCATCTTATTTCCCTTCCATTATGTGATATATGTCATTAATGCACATTGGCTTAGATTGGTTATCTGTAAATCGAAGTGGCCAAGCTGTATTTTCTGGCCAATAATTAGTTCCATTTTTGCCCATTTCTATGAAATATAACCCACTGGTTTCTTTACTTAGTATAATTTTAGTAATTTTAAATCTTCCCTGTTTGTTTTGAAATCCCGAAACATAAAATCTTCTTTCATCCATTAATTCTTTTCCTGCGCGTGTATGGGAATTTCATAAGCATTAGGACGTAAAGTTTTTAAGTCTCGCAATGGCATGAAATGCCGCTTACCTTTACATGATACAGTGTAACCCGCCTCACCATGAATTAGTCCAGAATTCCTCCCGTAACGATCCCAATATTTAGTACGAGCTAATGGCTTTAATTCGCCTGATATTTTAATTGAATACAGTTGGTTTGATGCTGGATGAAAGAAATATCCAGGATACCGTATAGCTATAAATCCTGCTGGAAATGTTATCATAATTTATTTTCCCTTTCTGGTATTCGTGTAACTTGGTCCATTGTTTTACTTAACATTAGATTGTCTCGGTTATTTTGACCATTATTATTTGCGAATGCGGCCAGAAAATTTCACTTCGTATTTCGTTGGCCGACGAATCTTTAAGTTGCAATAAAAATCCACTCTTAAGGTAACTGTATTCGTCATACAAACCAATCACAATTTTTAGATCGCCACTAATTGTTTTTAACGTCAATGTTGCTGGTCTATTAACTTTCATTTATTGCTCCATGCTTTATTTTTCTATAATTTTGGCTTAACTAGTTGCAGTATAAAGCATTAAAGGTCCACTGTCAAGAGTAAAGTGTGCGCGGCTTACCACTTGTTATTTTCAACTTCGTCAATTTCAAATTGACTAAACGATCCACCCTGACGGTCAACATTTTGATGAGCATCCCAGTCTGTGGTATCACGTTGCGCTAGTTTTAGTATGATTGCACGAGCGTCATTAAGACACGCAACTGTTTCTTCAGACTCACCTTCATATGATCTTATTAAATTTTCCATCCATTCTAAAGTTTCACTTACTTCTTGTTCTATCATAGTTATTACTCCGTAATGTCTTTTGTTGATTTATCTATCAATGTTAAAGATGCTTTCCTAATAAAATTAGCAAGTTAGTTGGCTTAGTCAGTAAAATACGCTTGCTCAAACCCTGATGTTGAATTGGATAGTGTAAAGTTATTTTCAATAAATTTAATTACTGAAGTTGGAGCTATGTTGCTATTAAATACAATATTAGGTCCATGATTTTCAAGCATTACAGCGTAAATTCCTGGAGCACATTCCTTTAATCCATCAGCAGTATTTTGTCCACATTCATGTGACCCACATTCGTATTCCTTTTGAGAAACAATTGGCACAATGCTATTTTCCTTTATTGGGCAATGGAAATGTACAATGCAATCAGTATTAGTAAGTGACTCAAACACAATACGTTGACTTTGTCCACCAACTGATGGTTTTGATCCGTAACTGATAACATTATCGTCACCGTTTGTTCTAACTCGAACCATACCACTTTCAGCAATATCGTTAAAATTTGTTTTGCGTATAGATGTTAAAAACTCACCTTTTCCTATCTTCGCGGCGAAATGTCCAGTTGTTACGCCATTAAATGTCTTGTATGCATTTTTATCTATGCACCAATCAACTACATTACGCAGGGCAGCAGGAACAGCACTATCAGCCCAGCCTACATGCACCCCGTCAACAACTGTTGATCTAGTAAAAGATAAATGACTGCGCCAATAAGCCATATCAACAAGTTGAGCTAAACATTCTTCTCTTGTTCCATTGTACACTCCTTCTTCAGGAGTAACAATAAAGTTATTCCTAGTACTAATGTCATTCGCTAGTACCAAATTGCAAGATGAGGTTTTAAGAAGGTTTAGTGCTGCTTTATATTGTTGCTCAGGAGATGCATTACTAGTAGTCTTAAATGCTACAAGAAATATGTCTTTGCGTTTGGCTCTAATTTTACTTACAACTTTGCTCGTTGGCGTAATGCGCATTTCTTGCACACCATCAGTGGTTTTCAATCTAGCAGCGTCCTTACCAGACGCAGGATGTGAAACATTTCCAGTGTAATCACACATTGCGACATTAAAGAAAATTATTTTGGTTGTGTTGTCTGCAATTAAAGTATCAATGTACGCTTCAACGTCATCATTTGTGATGAGCTTTGAATTGCAATCGGCCATTTTTGTAAGCATGAGATTAACGTCCATGTTCTCAAATTTTACGTTACATAGGTCAGCAAGTTGTTTTGCTGTAGCACCAAACGCTGGCGCAGCTAGTGCTAAATGAGAGCGCACGTGGTTAAATGTTCCACCACCCAATACTATAACTTTTTTATTCATTTTATTTTACCTCTGTGATAAATTTTGGTAGGGAATTAGAAACTCTAACTCGCTCTGCTTGCTCAAATAAAACATCCGTGGCCGATTGATGGAGCTTTGCTAATTGATATAATTTGTTGGCAATTTCTTCCATGTTAAAAAAGGTCTTTCCACCAGCTTCCAATATTCTTTCATTTAAGTCTGAAACAAATAATAAAGATTTTGTTAATGATGTGTCATTGCATGGCCAACCTTCATAATTTTCATCTATCATACCAAGTTCATCTAATACGTCATGTATTAGCCATTCTCGAGGAGCCGTATCGCTTATACTGCCGTTCTTGACTTCTTGTAGTGTTTCTTCATTACCTATATTGTTAAGAATTTTTACTAGCAATGTATGAGGAAGACCAATTTGGTAGTATTTTTCCAAAACACGATTTGTTTCTTTTAAGTCCAACATATTAATCTACCTCCGCTTCAGCATAATATTCAGTAACTGAATATGAACCGCCACGATGGGCAACTCTTATTTGGTTAGTGTTATTAGGAGGGAACTTAGTCATAGTGTACCCTTTAGTTTCAATATAATCACGAATAGCTTCTTGAATTTCCTTTCGTTCCAGTGTAAGTATCATACCTTATCTCCGCTTAATTTTGCTTCTGCTATTGCATGCACGATCGCTGTACCATCTAAAAATGTGCATTTTGTTATACACTCAATAGAGTCAATAGCATCAACACTAGTTTCGTAATCATATGCCATACTTACTAAAAACCCTTGTTCTATGATTTGATTCAGTAATGATACAGGAATAGCTAATGATTTGTAATTGCCAAGTATTGCGTATTTTGTATTTGCGTTTAATTTTGACATTACCAAATATCCGATGTTCCAAATAACGTGGCTGGCTTACCAGTTAATTCTTCGAACTGAGCCCCTAGTTTTTTTACGCTTGTAGTAAAGTTGTCAATGTCGGCAATACTTGAATCTTTTATTTTAAATCCAAAAATGTTGTCTGCTATATCTGCATCATACCACGGCGACATCCGATCCAGGTCGTTTTCTTCTGACCATTCATCAAGATCTTCAATATGATTAAGCTCATCGCCATAACACCCAACAATCATTCCACCTTCAATATCCATTCCCATTATCTTGTTCCTTTATTATAAAGCCTAAGGCTTAATGTGTGGTCTGTCTTTAATCAATTATTTCTCAATAAGCGCCATGAGGATCGACATGATTATCTATGCTTCTTTTTTGTCGGGCATCAGCAGCCTCGTCGCAAGAATCAGAGCAAACGTATCCTCCCCAAGAACTTACATCGCATGTTTTATTGGTCTTTGGGTGGTATGCGTTTCCTCCCATATAGTAAGGGGTTCCAACTAACTCCATACCACAACCTCTACACGTTGCTTTTTCTATTATATTCTTTGACATATGTTACCCTTATTTAACATGAGGCTGGGTATTTGGGACGGCTTACAAACTTGACGTAACTTATATCAGCAATATCATAAAATTTTCGTTGATTAATAAGTAGAAATAATCCGCCAATGTCATAGTAAGACTGCAAAACTTCACCATCTACTACAATCCAACAAGCCCCATTTTGTGATCCTGCAGGATCAAAGTCTTCAATTGCTACCCATGCGCTATTCTGTAAAGAGGCTATAGAACGTTGCAGTACATCTTTAAGAAACGCTCTGTCATTAACGTCAGGGACAACATCAGCGCAACAATAAACATCACTACACATAAACTTTAAATCTTCAATTACGTTGTCATAGTTCATAAATTTCTTCTATTGCTTAATATATATACATTATAACAGTTATAAACAGTATGTCAATACATAATTTTATTAATTTATAACCAAAGAAAAGCCGGATATTAACCGGCTAGTCCCTATCTACATTTTAAGTTTTATTTAACTGTCACTTAACCTTAGTTGCGGGTCTTGCTGCTTCAGTAGATGTACCTCGTGAGGCAGTTTGTGCAAGTCCAATAGTTAGTAACTTTTGTAGCGTATCAGTAGCATCTGCAGACCCTTGCTCGCCACTCCCACCACCAATAAACACTCCAGGTACTAATGCTTGGCCACTTTCGGAAAGCGCCCGTGCTACACCGATTGCGATATCTTTCTGAGCAGTCAATCTAATCTCAAGTGCGTCATCAGCTTCAAATATTAAAGCGCGGGTTTCAGCTTCAGCTTTACCTTCACGCAATACAGCATCAGCTTTAAATCCTGCTTCTTCAAATCTAACTTCTGCTTGATCGCGGACTATCTCAGCATCTCGAACAATGTTAACACGTTTTACTGCCATGTCTTTTTCTGCTGTAATTGCAGCGGCGGTTGCGACGTCCTGCTTGGATGTTTCTTTTGCCATACCAACTGTTCTTTCGGTATCAGCTGTTGCTTCACCAACAAGCCGTTTAGCTTGTACATCCTCTAAGTCAACTATACGATTAGATTCAATACCTTTCTGATCAACAAATTGCTTTGCGCCAATTCCTTCAAGATCAACAAGCTTCTTAGCTTCAATTTCTTTAAGGTTAACTTCCTTTTGAGCTTCAATTTCAGCCTGCTTGGCTAACTTGTGATTTTTTGCAACCTCAACACGAGATTCCATCTCGATATGAGATTTCTTCTTTGCCATGATGTTATCAATTACCATGCTACCCTTAGCATCACGAATGTCCATTAGTTCCAAGTTTTTAACTGGAACAACACCCCAACCTTGCAATTCAGGAGACACGGCTGCTGTAAATGCATTACCAAATGTGTCGCGTTCCATCATGATCTGGTCTATTGTGTGTGATGCTAAGATTGTTCTAATTGCACCCTTAACAATAAGGGTAAGTTGTCCTTCTAATTCAGTAATACTAGAAACACGTTGCGCTGCCATATTAGTATCTTCAATTCTAAAGAACGCTGCAACATCTGCAACTAGCGGTACGCGATCACGGTCATATGCATCATACCCGTTTACACTTAAGTCAAAGTTACTGACTGGTAAAATTACTGTGGTGACACCAAGAATTGGAATCCAACTTGGCCATGCATAATATACGTTGTTAGCTGATGAGATACCATATGATATGGTAGTTTTAGCTGATTGGACAATGTGTACCTGATTAGGGTCAACAACTCGTCTTAAATAAGCCAATGTAGCAATCACAGCTATAAGTGTTACAAGTGCAATACCTGCAAATAATAATGGAGTCATAATCATTTTTTATTCCTTTAGTTAATTTAAATATTTGACAAAATGTCAAATTTTGTTTGATCCGATAGGGATTCTATATCAAAACACATACTATACTCTAGTGTTCCAAATGTCAATTAAAATTTGTCGTACTCTTATTTCAACTTCATCAGAATGTCGGTAAGTGTGGATACACCACGTATCGCGTTCTTCCAATGTCATATGATCGGATTTCTGCAAGTCAGTTCCAATTCCACAATCAATACACGCCACATTTAGCTGTGTACCGACCTCACCGTCTAAAGCAATATTTTTACTACCACAAAATGGACAAGGTTTTAATATATCCATAAGTTAGCCATATACTTGTGCAAACGCAAGACCTAATATAACAGTAATAAATACCATTACTAATATGAACCCCGCCCAACTATCGTCTTTGGAAGGGAAGCCACTAGCACTGCGTTTATTAACAATACCAATCGCTAATTTATCAACTTCATACTGATTTAGGTAATATGCAATACCAATGCCTGATACTATAAAAAATAATGCAACATATATTCCGAACATTTTCTTTCCTCTTTAATTAAAATTAATAATCTATGCGCCTAAAAACTTACGAACATAAGCCAAACGGTTTTGTTCTGAAAGTGAGGTAAAAACTTCAATATCTTTCTGAATACATTCAAGTAATGGATAGTATTCTTCGTCAAGTATTTCTTTTGCATTTTGCTTAAATAATTTTTCAGTATTTGGGTTACGGGCAACAAATTTTGATGCTAAGTAAAATGGTGATTTGATTTTTGCACCAATTCCATCGTCCGTGTAAAATACAAATCCCTCATGCTTTACATTTTTGACCTCAGCCAACAGTTCTCCTAATGTAGTCCTGCGAGACTCTACTAGTTCTGCGGCAAAAGCTACAGTGAATTCCATGTTTCGAGACGTAGTAATATTACTATCCCACGTTTTTTCACGGTACCCAAGTAAGTACATTCCAAGAGTTTCTGGTACAATGTGTGGATCCTCAGCATGCACACACTCAAATAAGAATGTAAGTTTAGGATTTTCAGAGCATACTTTCTCATACAATGGCACGTCCATCATTTCTCGCGCATAAGCCACAAATGGTGAATCAGTACTTCCAGTTGTTGACACGAGCAATTGACCATCATGCCAGGTAGCAGCGCACATAAATCCATTAACTTTACGGTGTGAAGTGATTACTTTATTTGACTCGAAGACCGGAGATGAGTTTTCAACTCCATAGTTGTATATTTTTGTGAAAGGTCGCGACACTACGTTAAAATCGGCATCAACAAGTGTACCACGGCATTCTTCTAAATATGCATTCCATAATCCCTTATAGAATACTTTTCTTTTATACTTGAGAACAAAAACACCAGGAAATGAAACAGACTCTCGTACTGTTACCAGCCCTGGGTTCTTTTCTATGTAATTACGCAAATCTTTCTTGTTTACCATATATTATCCCTATGCTTCCCACTTAGCTTATATTCAGCTACTAGTTCATCAAAATTCTTTGTAACATCTAAGCCTGCTGTACCATTGTCAACTTCATCCATTAGTGTGTTAAAGGATTCATACACTTTAACAACATTTGATGATTCTGTCAATGCATTTGTATTTCTCTTTACCCAAGATTTTCTGCTTGTGGCCAAAAGCTTAGATTCAAAATTAAAAAATTTTGTACCGGTAAGTTTATATCCTCTACGAATACCAAACCTACCATTTGAAAATCTTACTATTTTGGTTGAATTGAATAATCTTCTAATATTCACTTGTCTTTACCACTTAAATTATATTCTGCCACTTGATGTTTGTACGAACTGGTAACATTTTTTCCTTTTCCTAGGCCTTTAGTATTTTCACTTGTTACAAAAATATATTGTGAATGCAAGAGCGTTAAGTTTTCAGTGTTACATGTACCGAATTCATTATCTAAAATCCAACGACTTTTTGAATAGTTTTTTGAATCAAAATCATAATACTCTGAAAAAAGCCAATATCCTTTTTTAATACCGTAAGTATTATCATTGAATTTTACGATTTTAAAAAACTTAAAGGGATTATTCATAGTGTTTTCCACTTAATTTAAACTCAGCAGTTTCTAAATCTACGTCTTCTACTATACACCCAACACCACAAGCAACTGCGGCTTCGATTCTCGCATTGGTAAGTTTTTCATACGCTAGGTATGGTTTATTTAAAAGTGTATTTTTTACTTCTATTAAATTTTTACTCCTACACGTATCATCCTGATTGAATAAGTGGTCTCTTTGATGCCACCAATATTCTCGTCCAGTTATGCTTGCTTTAAGGTCTAAAAATTCGTATTCGGTGTGTTGTAGTTTTCTTCTAATGCCATAAGTACTGTCATTAAACTTCACAATCATTTCGGATTCTTGCTTAAGCATGGTGCTTTTATTAACAGACACTAAAGGCATTGCCTTTTTTATTCCAAATACATTTTTTAAAATTTTAAACATCAAACATCTCCGAAATATCCCAAACAAACCGATTACGCATTCTCAAAAGCGCCTCTTCAGGAACAGCGTGTATGTTAGTAAATTCATTCTGTGCAATAATAACAACCGGAACAATATTCAATGCTGCTGCAATATTAAAATAGGGACGAAGCTCCTTAATAGTAGTAAATGTATTACTTACTATTACATTGCACCCTTGTTCTAATTGCTGCGCGGTAGTATCCTGACACCATTTATGTGCTGATTTTAATTTCGAGGCCTGCCAATCATATACCCCTTCTTCGGTCATATGAAACATGTCAGCTTCTATGTGATAACCCCCAAGTTCTTTGGCAATGGTGCTCTTTCCTGAGCCGGGTAATCCTCTAATTAATGTCAACGTAGTCATTATAATTCCTTATTGCAATCCGCAATTAATTCTATTAGGTGTATTAGGTGTAGACATACCAGTCTCTAAAAACAAACGTTTGTTATTTATTTGCCGTTGGGTCGTGGCAGTCATACCGTTCTTAACATAAAAGTCATAACATTTTAAATCATACTTATCGAACTTCTTAACTATTTCGCTATCTGTCAATTTCATAA